TTAAATAATCAAATCCATATCTTTCTTTATAGAGTCTCTTCCAATCCTCTATATGTGTTTTTTCTATATCAGTAGAGCCACATTCATCACAGTAGTCTAAATCTAGACCTGCAGCTACTGTCTTTACCTTTAAAGATAAACAGCTTTTACAGTAATAAACAGGCTCATTATTGTATTCTAATGTGGTCATAAGCTTTCTTCTTTTCTTCATTAACTGCTCTACCAAATGTAGGCTTTCTATTATTGAAGGGTCTCTTAGGATAGATACTACCAAAAAACATATCTACATGTCCTCTTTTAATAGCTCTTCTAATTGACTTAAATCTAGAAACAGCAGCATAAGAAGAATAAGAAGGAAGAGTATTAAACTCATTAAAGTTCTTATTGATTTGTTCTGCTACTTCCATTGTACTAAGTGATTGCATTTCTTCCATTTGCTCTTAATTTAGTTTAGTTGCGGGAGTGGGTAATGCTCCCACAGAGTTAGGCTTATGAGACCTAATGGAGGACTTCCTCTTCCCACAATATAGTAGTTTTCTTATGGCCTAGTTTGAACTTACTACTTATAAACTTAACTGTCAATACATAAAGATAGTGCACTTATCTTCTAATTATTGATACTTCCTGTTGCACATCTATAAGAATAGAGAGGTGTGAAGTGCTCATTTAAGGTCTTAGTATTTACCACTAAGAGGGGTAAATAGTGCAGGTAATGAGGCTCGAACTCACAACTTTCAGTTTGGAAGACTGACACTCTAACCAATTGAGCTACACCTGCATTTAGAGCTTCCTATAGGACTCGAACCTACAACATACTGATTACAAAACAGTGGTTCTACCAATTGAACTAAGGAAGCTTTTAAGTCACTTCTTCAATTTTCCACCTGATGCAAGCCTCATAGCATTAGCACTTTTTTCAAGTCTTGATGCTTGTATTTTAGCTTGTTTAATGGCAGCAGTCTTTCTCTTACTATCTTGCATAATTTCTTGGTATCTTGCAAGAGTTTGAGCATCACTTTCTGCTTGCCATTGTTTTTCCATATCTATTGCTTTCTTTGCCATAGTATTTTATTTTATGCCACAAAGGTAAGTAAAATATTTTAAACTACCAAATAAAACTTTAATTATTTTCAATTAAAGTGAAGATAAAATGGTGATAGCACAGTATAAGCTAATTTCATATACCAAGGTTGATTAATATCTAAATCAACACTTTTTGTTCTATCTCTTTTAATACCAAAGGAGTAAAGTAGATTATGAACTCTCCATTCATTAATCATACTAAACATTGACCTTTTACTTATAGCTCTCTCAGATGAAGAAACAATAGAAGCTGCTTTTATCCAATTCAATATATCTTTCATGATAGATATAGATTTAAATCTATAAGAATTTTCAATATTAGTATTGGTATCAGATAAAGTAACCTTAACTACTTTTCCTTCAAAGGTTGTTAATACTTTTTTATCCATAGTACCTCCAGTGGGACTTGAACCCACACAGCCACAATGGCTAAGAGATTTTCGTACCACTATAGTTTTCACTACCATTGCTGTTTGTGGTCTGGACTATCTCTTCCCCATAGAATTAATCCTTAGGGGTATCGTGTTTAGTCTCTGCACCTTCTCCTAAGAGCTTGGCTCAGGATTGCCATCAGCACTACCTGTTAAGGTTTCCCTGAATTTACGATATTCTACTTCTCTCATTTCTGAGAGAGCACTCAATTTACCTTTACCTCTAAAATTTTCAGTTTGAGAATGACAATTTGGACATAAAATTTGCAGATTTTCAAATCTATTATCTAAGTTGTCACCATTGATATGATGAACCTCAAGTGAAATAGGTTTCCCCATCCACTCTGAATAACCACATTTATCACATTTTCTTTCTGACCTATAACTCAGTAGTCTCTTTCTTAATCTCCAACTACATTTATAATTAGAGTTTTTAATAAATACTTCTGAGTCACTAAAGTGTTTCATAGGTCTAAACTTTAGACCTACATTCCACCCCTTTCCTGTAAAATGTGATATATCAATGTTCTCTTTCTTAATAATCCTATTAACAGTAGTATAGTTACCACCAACAGGTCTTAAATTAAGAGTTCTCAATACTCCTGCTATAGATTTATTTTCTATAACAGCCCTCTTTATATCATCTACTGAATAATTTTTGCTACTCATATATTTTATGGTTTTAATACACAAAAATACAAATAAATTATTACTCTTCCAATAATATAAGAGAATTTATTATTTTAGAGATATAGTTTTACTAAGTCTCTCATGTCTACCATTCCATCATGAAGGCATTTAATAGTGGAGAAGGATGGAATCGAACCACCATAAAAGGATTTTCAGTCCTCCGCATTGACCAACTTTGCTACTACTCCAGTATAGCAGAACCTTTACTGCTATGGTACCTTTAGGTTTTTTGTCTAATCAGCCTTAGACAGCAGGGATGGTTTCACCTTAAACCCCGACAGGTTTTTGAGTTTAGAACTACTTTTTCTAGCCGTATTAAAGTAGTTCCAGCAGTACAGCTGTTTTTAAAGAGGTTTCTTCTAGAAATAACTGCCAGCTCCTCTATATATGTCAATGTTCTTTTATTATATTATTAAAGTAAAAGGATGGGAATTATCCTATGTGTTTCATAGGAATCATTCCCGAGGGGCAGTAATAGTAATTTTCAGTTCTTTTAAAATACCATTTAGCTGCTCTCTTAATTAATGTACAAGCCTTTTTCATAATAATATAATTTAGAATTAATACTATCAAAAAGGCATAGATGTTTGAAATGCCAGGGACACCTATGTCACCCTAGGGTAGTAGCTGCGATGGGTAATGCTCCCATTGTCTTCTTCTTATAAGGAAGATGCTTTTACTGTCTAAGCTACGCAGCATTATATAATATGTGGGCAATTTAGGAATTGAACCTAAGGCCGCTTGAATATCAGTCAAGTGCTCTAACCAACTGAGCTAATTGCCCAAGCAAAGGTGGGAAGAATCGAACTTCCATTGCCAGTTTTGGAGACTGGAGTAATACCATTATACCACACCAATAAATGTAGGGGTTTCCTACCCTACTCATCAGGTTCTAATGTGTTGTCTATACATTAAAAGACACTGATAGGTGAAGCCATGAATAGGGACATTCTGCTTCAGAAGATATTCTGCTATTTCCCTTTCAAATATCCAGTGCTGGATATGTAGGCATCGAACCTACAACCTGCTGGTTAACAGCCAGCTGCTCTAACCTATTGAGCTAATATCCAATATTAGTAGAGCCATTGGGGCTTGAACCCAAATTACCACCGTGAAAGGGTGGCATCCTAACCTATTAGATGATGGCTCCATTTGCCCACTTACACCTTCACAGGCTAGGTGGGAATCTTTCAATCACATTAACAACAAAATAAAACAAACGTGTCTCCGCAGTACCCCCTCTAGGACTCGAACCTAGATTAATAGTTTAGAAGACTATTGCATTATCCCTTATACTAAGGAGGCTTAAAAGATACTGCAAAGGTAAGTAAAAAAATTTAATTATGCAAATTTTTATTTAATTATTTTTGTCCATTCAATAAATACTTTAATGATTCTGCATCCTTTGCTACTTGATTTGGATAATTCTTTCCCATACCATAGTTAAATTCATTTAATGCTTCAACTGCATGAACATATGGATTATCCTCAGGATTATAGTAATCTATAACTTTTCCTTTTTTATTTTTAGTTACTCTTTTCTTATCTGGGTCATATTTACCTTTGGATACATCATATTTTAAAGTAGATTCTACATTATTAAAAAAGTCTGTATCTTGTCCTGCTCTAATTATTGCTTCGGCTAAATCATCTGCAGAATAATAAAAACCAGGGGAACCATATACTAAAGGATTGCTGCTTGGTATTTTATAAAGTGTATTTAACGCACCTCTTATTGGTGAAATGTAATAATTGTGGTCATTAGATAAACTAGTTGGAGTGGTTTTTTTGTCATATTTAAATGTATTATTAGGTTTACTATTTACAGTAGGAGCAAAATAATATGGTGGATAATTTCCAGACCCTGTTTCTCTTGAGGATATTCCTAAAAACTTAGCCTGAGCTTCTCTATTATTCAGATTGGCTTTTACTGAATCTACATAATTTGTAGAAATAGAAACTCCTTTATCTTTTCCTTTTTGTATTTTATGCTCCTTTTCTCCAATAAAGTCTATTTGTCTGCTATTATTTATTTTATCTCTTTGTTTTGTAAAATGCTCATCAGCAGACATTGCTTGATAAGTGTAAGGATAATCTAATAGTGCTTTCTTTCTTCTATAACTGTTATTTTTTGATTTCCCTCCTTTTTTTTTGAGGGAACATCAACAAATTTAGCAAACTTACCATTGGGTGTCATCATAAATGGGTCTCCTGCAGAATTCTTAAACTCAAATCTATCTTTTTGATAATTATATACCAACGGAGTCCCAGCCATAGTTCTCAACATTCCATCTTTAATATAACCTTTATGTCCAAGTTTTTCAAGCTTAGCAAGTAACTGCTTATTAGTTAATAATCCTCCAGCTCTAAATTCATTACTCTGAGGAGAAACAGTTACTTCAGAAAGAGGATATGGATGTAAGTAATTATAAATCTCTCTTGTAGGTTCTTGTAATGGGGCATTCCATTCTAATAATTGTTGCCTATCAGGATAATAATTATCTTGTTCAAGCTCTTCCTTAGTTCCAGGGTGAAACATATTTCTAAGCCACCCATCTTCTTCATTCTCTACATATCTATTAAATGGCATTACCTCTACACCATTATTAGCCTTCTTATCTTCTTCATATCTTTGTCTTGCTCCATAAATAATATCAGTATCATCAGCAGCAGCATCTAAATTTCTTAAGAGGCTTTGATATGTAGGGTCTTTCTTCCTTAATACATGAAGGTAATCCAATTGTGTTGCTATTTTAGGATTCTTTATTTTATCATTAAATACTATAGTATTCTGTCCTTCATATGGATTTTTATAGGTATATCCAGACTCAGGATAATAAGCATCTTCTCCTAACATAGCTTCAATATCTCCATGCCCTGAGTTAAATGTATTATCCTGTATAATATTTACAGGATAATTATCATATAAATAGGGGTATTCTTGTTGTAAAGACTGCTCTAAATCTTCTCTTCTTTGGTATGTTTGGTTTGAGTTCTCAGCACTATCTTTATATCCACCTTCGGCAAAAGTATTGTAGTATTGCTTTATAGTATTAAGGTCTGTAATACCACTCTTAACACCAAGTTGTATAACTTTGGCTCTATCAGCCATTGATAATTTATTCCACATAATTATCTATAATCAACAAAATCAATCATTAATATATCATGTGTAGGATTCTCAAAGAATTCTTTTACAGTCTTCTTATTATTCTTTTTGGCGTAATACCAAGGATATAAATCATCTAATTTACTATCTCCTGAGTAATGTTTACCTGGAATTTCTACTGAATTACAAGAAGCATATTTATCTAAATAAGTTAATTTTTTATTCCCAAAATCATATACTTCTTTCCAAGTTCCTTTTACTCTGTTTTCTTGAAAATTAATATTAGGAGCAATAGTTTTAAAGAACTCACACAGTTTATAAAATTCATCTAAGCAACCCTCCCATTCTTCCTTTTCTAATACTACTCTTGCATAGCATTGATTGTCACTATTTAACTCAGAGAGATTGTTAAGAAGCATTAGATTATCATATACTGCTCTTGCCCCTCCTTTGTACTTCATTAGGCCATGTGCAAATTCATAGTTACCATTTTTATCTATTCTTATTCTAAAATCAAAGTATCTTACACCCTGATTAAACTGCTCTTCTAATGATATTCTTTGACACCTTGCTATAAACTTAAAAGGCCTCATCCACCAGTGTTTAGCCTGTAAATAACTCATAGTATTGTGACTACCAAGTATTGCTTTTCCCATATATTTTTGTATTAAATTGGTTAGTAATGGATGCAAAGATAGATTAAAAAAATAATATATACAATACCTTTTCAGAAATGATTATACAAAATTTATTTTTTATTTTTTTTTTGAAATGGGTTTTATTTGTGGAGGTGAGAGACAATTATCACTCCTCCCCCGTCTTTGAATTGAAAATGGGATACCTCCCCCTGTGGTACTAGAAAGGAATCACTTTTCTCAAGCAATTGAATTATAGCAAAAGCTATGGAAACAATACTTACCCAAGCTATAATGACCTCGATAGAGGCATTAAAGCAAGTCCCAGGAACTGAACTCCTGCACATTGAAGCAACTCTAAGACAGCTCAAAGCTGACTTACAGAACCTAAACATCACTATTCCTCAGACTCTGGAAGAGTTGGTTGAGGATGCTGCTGTTGCTCATGCTGAGTATATGGCATATGGTGATTGGTATGAACCTTATGAGCCTGAGAGGTAATCACTCTTCCATTGGTCTTGAGTATTAATTAATTAAATGTTAAATAAGATGAAAAAGTTTCTAAACAAGTATGACTACATCATCATTGCAGCTCTTGCTATCATTGCTGTGCTGTCAATGTGTGGTGCTTTGCTGTCAGCTGACATGCATTTTCAAACTATTAGTGAGGGATGTCTCATAACAAGTCTTTCCTCTTTTGTATTAATGGTTGCATTGTCTGTGTTGATGTAATCACTCTTCTCTTGTCTCTGGTTTGGTAACTCACATTGTGATGGTAGTTCGATTCTACCTCAGAGAACTATGCTCAAATGGACAGGCATAATTGTCCTATAATCTAAGTCATTAAACAAAATGAAACATTCAGACTTAGTGTTTCTGCTGGCTTATCTTGAGGCCACAGAACAAGAATCATTGACTCTTGAAGAGGCACTTGATTCAGTAAACAATCTCTTTGATTCCTACCATAAGGAGGATGATGAGTATCAACACTTCAATGATGAGGAATTCAAAGCTACATTCCTCCAGCGCTTCAACCAACTCAAAGAGGGAAAGTTCTCTTACTTTGAAGCTCCAATCTCTGAGGTAAGTGATGAGGAACTAATCAGATGGTACATCATGTTCTGTAATGGGGCTGATTACAGAGACCCAATCTCTCACATGGAGTACAGAATGTTCCGTAAAGAACAAGAGAACAGAGACAAAGAGTTTAATGAACAGGTTGACTACATTGACTCTGTAATCTAATCAAAGTAATAGGAGGAATGAGTAATCACTCCTCCTATGCTACTGAGTTTAACAACATTTATCATACAACAAATGGCAAACAAATTATCTGCTGCTCAAGCTGCTATCAGAGATATGCAAGCTTGTCGCCTGAACACTGCTATGTTTCAGGGAACTGTCAGATTCTTCATCTCTCTTAATGAAGAACTGGGCATTACAAATGACAGAGTCTCCAAGAAAGTTAAGAAGGAGACTAAGACCTTCACAGAGTTTGTTGGTGGATTTTGTCACCAACAGCCTAATCTCAAACTCCAAGTTAAAGTTGTTGTCAGAGTTATTAACCCTGATGGCACAATAAGCTGTGGTGAAGACTGGGACTTTGAGTAAATTCCTAAACATAGGAGGAGAGTTAAATCACTCCTCCTATGAACTTGAAATATCTAACTAAACCCAAAACAACATGTACAAAGTAATCTATCAAAAGAAAGCAGGTTATCCTGTGCAGTCTTTTCAGACTAAGACCCTTGATGTGCAATGCATCGAAAGAATGGCCTATTGGTACTATAAAGTAACAGTCCTTAAAGCTGGTGAAGTTATCTTTGACTACATCTTTGACTAACTAATCACTCTCTCCTCGACTTTGAAATAACCCTTAATCCCAAAACAAAATGAACAGTTCTATTAAAGAAGCCAGTGAAATGTATGCAGTTGGCAGCATCTCACTAACCCAGGTGGCAGAGGTTGTCGAAAGATTCCCTCTTGCACAACAAGCTAAACTGATGGAAGAGGCTATGCACTATGCTGATTTCTTCTACCAAATGTATGAAGAATGGATGGAGAAGCAGGAGAAAAAGCACTCTTCCAGTGAGTCTGAAACTAACTAACTAAAAACTATGGACTTCAGAGAAGTATTCTCAGTACAACAGCTGGATGCTGATTTGTATGACTATGCCTGGACAAAGTTTGACCTGGCTAATGATGAGAATGACCAAGTCGTAGAATTTGACTTTGGTCAGGAATGTACAGCAAAAGAGCTGTACAAATCTATGGAAGAACATTGGCTTGACCCCTATGCCGAGCAAATGTTTCAGTACTTTAAAAGCCATCCTCTGAGTTGCTGGAGTATGGCTGATGAGTATTAATCTCTCAAACTATCCATTATTATGGAACATGCTGTAAACAAAAACTTCTGGTGGGGAAACCCATCAGGAGTTTATGGAGAACCTTGGCCAATAAAGGACTCCACAAAAAGCTACAAAGGCATCTATTTGCCAAAAGGTGGTAAAAAACAAAGAAAACTTAACAACAAATAACATGGACTACAAAGAAACTTTTGGTGTCAGCACAGAAATTGATGGCACCTTTAGCTGTGAGTGGGAAAAGTTCAGTAAGGAAGCCGATGAGCCAGAATATCTGTGTATGGATTCATGGAAGCACTACTTCTATATTCCTTTGGACAAAGTGCTTGAGCTCTTTAAGGCATACCACATTGACACAGAAGAAGCCCTGTTCCACTTAGCCTCTCCAAATGGGAGATACTATGTTGAGAAGTACTACTAACCACTCTACCCTTGCAATTGAACTACGGGGGGGCCACTCCTCCATGGTTCTTGTAATTAACTAAATATCAACAATTATGTCTACTAATCATGGCTGGAACACCCAGCAATTAGAAGAGGATTGGTATTACTCTTGTAGGTCAGAGTATGCCTTTCCAGATGATGAGTTTGACCCTAATCCTGCTGCTACTTTAGAGCAGGATGCAGAGTATATTCTCAGCCAGCAAATTCTCAAAGAGTTCCAGGAAGTAAGAAACTCTCTTCCTGCAAACCTTACTTCTCTTGAAGTAGCTGAAGCCCTTGTTCAGTACAATCACTATGAAGGTTATGTTGAGGTACCTAGACATAGAAGGTGCTTTGGTCATACATACCTTGCTAAGAGAGAGGAATTCCTCACAAAGGAAGAGCTTGATGCCCTCAATGCTGACTTAAATAAGAGGCTTCAGAAAGCTAGACAAAAATACTTATCTAGTAAAAAGCAGAACTAATAATCACCCTTCCTCTTCACCTGAGCATGTGGGTAAACTGCTCTCTTCTAACAATTTTAACTTTAACCCAAAACAGTATGATACTAAGACTGTACCCTGCCTCATTTATTGAGGATGAAGGCGCACTTAGAGGTGTGGCTTCCTTTGGCATCTGTTGCTGTGAACTCAGTGTCAACTTCAAGAAGTGTCATCTTTACACTTCTATCAATGAGATTGCTGCTATTTTTGAGAAAGCACATCTCACCATTGGCAACTTCTACTTTAAAGGCTTATCAGCTTATGACTTTGTTGAAGAGCCTGATGGTACTCTTACTCCACTGGATGGAAGGGAGTATCAAGAAGATGGCCCAACAAAGATTGTCTGTCTCATTCCTGAGCATCTCAGAGACACATTCTATGCTCATGCTATTGACACTGACCCTTACAGTTATTAATCATCAGTAATAGGGAAGGAAATCACTCTTCCCTATTACTTGAAACTAACTACAAAAAAAATGGAAAAAGGAACAATCTTTCAATGTACTGCACCAAATGGAGCAGACATTACAGCAGTAGTATTAAGCTGCTACAATGAATCTCAGTTCTTGGAAACCAACATCTGCTATGGTCAAAACAGACTATTTGAGTGTGTCGTCCTTACTATCTATGAAGTTGATGATAACTTCAAGGAACATCTTACAACAGACTATATGATGGGTGATACCATCATTGACTACTGTGTCATTCCAGAGTTGGATGAAGAACTTGCAAAAGTAAAGTAATCACTCTTCATGTGCAACTGACATGAAACATTTAATCATCATTGCAGTGGGCATACTAGGTATGCTCATTGCAGGGTGCCAGCCTACCAAAGTGGCTGAGAGAAACTATGCTTATGAGGCATATTGTGATTCAATCTGGGAAGCTGACCCAGACTATTACTTGGATGTCTTCTGTGAGACTGATGAGTATTGCACCTATGTTGAAACTGTTGGTGCATGGTGGAACTAAATCTTACTACTATGGACACTAAACAAGTCACTGCCATTAACAATGCTATGAGCTTCTTGGTTATGGCTGCTACACAAGAGCATCCTGAAGTATCTAAGAAAGCATTTCAGCTCAAAGAAGAGCAAAACATGAAAGATGCTGGAGTAGACTCTAACATCATAGAGCACTTTCAGTACTTGTGTAATATTGCTCTTGCACTTTAATTCTAATGCTTGTGGGCTGCTCTAGTGTGGAACCCTCATTTACAACTATGACAAATAAATCTACATTGCGAGCCATTGACCAAAAGCTCCGCAAAATGAATTATCACAGCAAAGTTGCTGTGGAGTTCCTTCCACAAAAAGAGGGAGAATCCTCTAAAATTGTCTACATGACAGAACCTCAAATCAGAGCACTTCAAACTCTGGTTGCAGAGAGAGTAAAGCTCTCTGACTGGGAAACTACCCAGAAATGGCTTGCCACATTCATTGTCTATGATGGCAGGACTAAAAGAGGGTCTAGACCCATGCAATTCAGACCTGATGGAAGATTTGTGAATGACTTCCAACCAGGATTTATGAATGTCATTTCTGACTTAGCCATTGAGCTATTTGACTGAACAAACCACTCTCCCTCTCTCCTCTTATTTACTCATTTACTAATTTAACTCAATAATTATGAGTATCCTCAAAACTCTCAAAACTTTACAGGCTACATGGAAACCTGTTAAGTTCTTTAACCTCCAAGAAGAGGCTGAAAAAGCAGGACTTGACATTATTAGTGTCAAGGTTGTGCCCAGTGAGTTGCCTAATACACTTCCTTCAATCCAAATAAGGGTGTTTAAAGGTGGCAGAAGTGTGTTCTACATGATTAGAATTACACCTGACGTGTCTTACCATATTGGAGCATTTATTGCCCCTTCTGACATAACCATACTTGAACTGGCTCAGTATGATTGCTTTGATAAACCTACTAATGAAGGTCATATCTTAAGAGCTAAATTCTAAGCAAATCACTCTTCCTCTCCCCTCGAAACTAACATCTTTCAAACAACACTTAAAACCTAACAAAATGCTTAACATCTTTGCATCTCTCAAGGTGTATGCTGGCAAGTGGGCACCTAAAGCTAACATGGTTGATGATAACAATCAGCCCATTGAGAATCCTCGCAACCTCACTGAAGCTGAAGTGGCTTCAATCTTCTCTGCCATTGTTGTTCCATCTGAGTATGGCAACAGTGTGGAGTTCACCAGAGTTGGTGGAGGCAAATCCTACATCCCTCTTGACAGGGACTCAACACTTGGTATTGGTGACATTGTTGATGTCACTAAGGCTAAAATCCTCACCTTGGAAAAGCAGGGTGAGGATGACATTCTAAGAGTTGTCATCTAAGTCATCTCTCGTAAAGCATCCCTTAATTGGGATGCTTTTTTTAGAGTCACATAGTTTCAGCAAGAAAGTTACGAAGAGAGGATTTTGGAGCAAGGCTAATCACTCTTCCTCAGTACTTGGCAATATTGCCCAAAACATAAAAAGATATAATATGCTTAATATCTTTGCAAGCCTGAAGGTATATGCAGGCAAGTGGTCTTTAAAGGCCTCAAGAAGCTTCTCAGAAGAGGAGATTAATGCCATCTCTATGGCAGTAGTAGTGCCCAGTGAGTATGGCAACAGTGTTCAATTCATCAGAAAGGAAGGTGGCATGAGCTACATTCCCCTGTCACAAGATGCCAATGTGGGAATTGGCGAGGTCATTGACCTTAAGTCTGCCAAGTTGATAACCTTGGAGAAGCAAGGTGAGGCAGACATCTTCAGAGTAGAAATTTAAGATTAAGGAGGAGATATAATGTCTCCTCCTTAATTTTCTCCTCTTGTGGTAAAAGCAAGAAAATTTATAGTTTCAGCAAGAAATTTGGAGTCTTTGTTTTTTCTCTTTCTCTCTCTTTTTTCTCTTTTCTTTCTTTCTTTATATATTTCTTTCTTTCTTTTCTCTTTTTTCTCTCTCTTTCTCTTTTTATTTTCTTTAAATAATAGTAATGGGTGCAGAGAGCTAAACTTTGGCATAGAAATGAAGGAAACTATGGGCATAGGTAAGAGTAAACTTTGGGGGAGAAAGAGTAAAAGCAATGAAGTTAAAAGTGGGCAGTATGGCTAATCACTCTTCCTTGGTTCCTGACTTGCCGTAGTGAGTCATGGGTTATTAGTTATATTTAACTCAGTAAGAAGTTAAAAGTCTGGCTAATCACTCTTCCTTTGCTCTTGACAACACCCTGTGTGTTATATATTATCTTTCATTCAACAAACAACAAATGTCATAAAAAACATTGGAACCCTTTGACATTTTTATTTAGGGAAAACAGAGATGAACATTTTTTCTTCTCTTAAAGTTTATGCTGGTAAGTGGTCTGTAAAGTCTTCTCGTGACTTCTCAGAAGAAGAAATCCAGGCAATCCGCAGTGCCTCAGTTGTCCCCTCAGAGTATGGCAACTCAGTCTGCTTCATGATGGTAAATGGTGGTCAGACCTTTATTCCTCTGTCCACTCAGTCAACTCTTGGTGTTGGTGATAAAGTTGACATCACCAAAGCTAAGTTGCTGACCCTTGAGAAACAAGGTGAAGCTGACATCTATCGTGTTGAAGCTTAAGGAGTTATAAAGTAAAAGTAAACAATTGGTTGAGCCTTCTCTCCTCCTCCAATTGTTTACTTTTCTTTTAAGCTAATAGCTTGAGCAATAAATTTTCATAACTATTTCTACTGAATCCACGTAGGTTGAGGCCCTTAAGAACCTCTACTGTTTGTTGGTGTAGTAAGTTAATAACCAACCATTCTTTATAGAATCCTGCAGTAAATCTATAGAGAATGAATATGTTTTGTTAAGTGCAAACAACACTATAATCTGTTGTGACTTTCTGTCAAAAGGACAGTATTTTTAAAAAACTCAATAACTTCCCAAGATGTTGAGGGCACCAGTTTCTTTATATGATTTATCAAAGAACCAGTAAGTTTAGAGGAGATAGACCTCACACTTTAAGTGGACTGAATTTCTAATAGTAATATTAGAGTGGGGAGATAAATTAGTAACAATATAAAGTTTTAGGTGTAAAACACAAAGTTTACTGGATGTCACTAACCAGTATAAATAATGTGGAGTGACAAGATTGTTCCCATTAGTCTAAATTTTGTATCAAGCCTTGAGTTAAAGGGATAAAGACTTGATACTAACTTTTTACTTTAAACATTTAACAAGATGGCACAAAACATCCAAGAAAATCAACTGGGATTTAAACTTGTAAAGGTTTTAACTCCTGGTGAAATGATTGCCACTCTCTATGTAGATTGGACAACAACACACATTTCAACCTTTGAAGTCATAAAATTATTTATGACTAAACTTGGCAAAACAGACTCAAACCATGTAGGGGGCTTTAGAAATGCTCAGAAAAGCATGGATAATGAACAAAAAGTACTATTTAGTACTTACTGTGCAAGAGAAGGTCTGTTTGAAAACCTTTACATTCAAAAGACTAAAAATGGGCTTACTGCCTATAAAGCAATTGAGAAATATGAGGTAATTGACCTCTAATTCTCACTTTTAGCTCCTATAGCTCAGTGGTAAGAGCAGCTGACTCATAATCAGAAGGCCATAGGTTCAATCCCTATTAGGAGCACTAATAAACAACACTATCACATACAACATTATGGCAAACAACAAGAAACATAGTACTAAAAAGTACTCAGAGATAGCTAAACAAGCTATCAAAACTAACATTTCTATTACTTATAGAATGGCAAAAGAAGGATTCTTAACAACTGAAAAAATTGAAGTTGAAGTATGGAGAGAACAATTCTAATTTTAAAGTGTCTGGTATTATACTGGACACTTTTCAACATTATTATATTCATAGGGTGTATAGACTCTTTTACCATTGGTGAAATAGTAGTATATGCAATTGTAATAGCTATGAATGTATATCTCTGCAAGAAAGTGATTAAGGAAAGTGATTTGGATTATTTATGTCCAACTAATCTGGTTAAATTATTTTTGTTTTGGGTAAGAAAGTCAATAAAAAAGAATTGATGAATGATTTATTTTCATGAGTTTTTGTTTTGTTGAAAACCAATACTACAGTCTGTGAAGATAGTAGTATTTTATTATTTGGTTCAGTAGCTTAATTGGATAAAGCAACAGTCTTCTAAACTGTAGACTGAGGGTTCAAGTCCCTCCTGAATCACCAACTTATTTCAAGAAATAACTAAATTAACAACATATGAAACATTTAAAATCAAGCAACAAACCATTTATTATTACAGCAATATTAGCTGCAATAATGTTCTGTTTCTCACTCACAGCATTTAGTGAAGTTATAAGAACAGACAATACTTTTAAAACAGAACAAACTTCCTCAACAGCAACAAAAACCAAGTATACTTGGGAGGATAAAGAAGGAAATAAATATCCTATCTTTATTACTAAAAAGGGTGCTTGTTTTGTAAATAAAGTATCAAAGAAAACTGGTAAAGAGTATAAATACTACTTGCCAAAAGAAATTCAAGAAACCATTAAAAAGGAATTAGGCTATGAAGACTGAAATAGAATGGCATAAAGTGACAGAGCAACTGCCTGAACCAGAAACTAAACTTCTGATATTAGGCGACTATTCTTTTATAAATAAGGATTTAAATAAAGGTATATATGTCCCAGATATAGGATATTACGCTACAACTCCTAATGGAACAGGATTCTACCGTGATAACAGTACTGTTCTAAATAATCATATAGTATATTGGGCATATTTTCCTAAAATTCCTGCTTATGAAAAAATATAAAGTAATAGACTCTGAGGGTTATATTCTCAGAGTCTATCCTACATATAAACAAGCCATGACTTATAAAATAGCCATGGGAAGACTTGATTGGGTAATTAAATAATTAAACTATGACATATAATTTATCTTCTAATGGACTTAGATTAACAATTAAGCTTATTAGATTTATACAATCAAAAGAGTTTACATTTATACTTCGTAGAAGTAGATTTGAAGAAAGATGCCATACTTATTTAGAATTATTGGAAAACTCAAGTCTACCCTATGAACTAAAACAAGAATTTGAATCTATAATACGTAGAAGATTAAACAATTTATTATGACTATAAAACAAGAACTTCCATTAAATGATAAGCAAATTGGTCTTATCATTAGAGTATCAAGATTTATAAGCTCTTCTGACTTTAATTATATCCCAAATAGAGCAAACTTTGTTAAAATTTGCAGTTCTCTTCTTTTGGAACTAACAAGAGCACAACTTCCAACAGCTTTAGAGAAGAACTTCAAAGCTATTATTCAAGATAGATTAGATATGATATTATGAGTCAGACAGAAGAACAAATGAAGCAACAAATAAATATTGACTTTCTTTCATTACTTGAGAAAGTTAATACAATTTGTAAAGAGCATAAATATGGATTCTGTTATTATAATATCCTAAAAAATAAAAAGAATAAAGTTGGAGACTTAGAAATAACTATAGAATTTCATAGAAAAAAATATACTTCATTTTTTGATATTAGGAACATTATAGGTAAGCATTTAAACTTTTTATTTAAATCTATTCCTTATCTGAGTGATTCTTATGACATAAGTTTTGAAGAAAATAAATACTATTATACTTTACACAGATTTTGGAATACTGCGACTGTAGATATAGAATATGAAATTGTCCCAAATACACCAATTGTGAAATTAAACATATATTGGTATATAAATGAAGACTATTTAAACTAAATAATTATGAGCTGGGCAGAAGAACAAGCATGGTTTGGGTCTGAAGATATGATTCTTCAGGCCCGACAACGCTACTTTGAGTTAGTGGAAGAAGGTATTTGGAAAACTCAAAAAGGTGAATATCTTAAAATTAGAGATATGGACACTAACCATATTAAGAATTGTATTAAATGTATATACAAATCTAATGGTAATTGGAGACCTGAGTATTTAAGACTCTTTGAAAATGAACTCAGACGTAGAAAGAATGAAATAGTTATAAAACTCAAAATAACACTATAATGACACAAGAAAATAAAACTGTACAAGTAAATATAACCCTCGAACAAGCAAGAGAATGGGCGCAAAGCGGCAATAAAACCCTAAGAGAACTGGCTGAAAGTGCTTTTTCATACTATGAATTATTTCCTCATTTGTCTTATGAGAAAATTCAATGTATGGGAGATGTGCTGGATTATTTAGGTATTAAAAGAAGTGACTATCTACACACAATAGATATGCTCAAATATCTAAATGATGATACTCTTATACATACATATAAGATAAATCTTATAGCTAAAGCTATTAATGGTAAAGATTGGATTCCCTCTGACCTTGATGCTGTGTATATTCCTGAAATTATCTTAGAAGTCTGCACTAAAGAATCTCTCCCTCAATTAAAAAAGAGGTATGAGAACTTCCATTATTTTATTTGTATCACTAAAGATGATAATTGGATTAATGGTAGAGAGGATTTCAGATATGCTGTATTTATGTATACTGATAGACTTCAAGGTCATGCTAATATGGGAAGAAGTATGAATGGCAACCTTACTAATGAGATTTATTTTGAAACTCATGCTAAATTAGAACATACTTTTATGTACTTTGGCAGAGAATTATTTGACTTTTATAAAGGAACTGCACCTTTGAAATAATCTCAATTTATCGCAATTTATCGCAAATTGCGATATTTATATTAAGAACAATGGGAATTGCTGACATAGTTAAAAAAATACTACTATCTGTGAAGATAGTAGTATTTGCCTTTTAGTATTTAAGCTTCTTCAGTTTCAGAAACTTCTGCAACATTGTTTAAAGCATCTTCAAGAATTTTATCACTCTCTGCTTTCTTTTGCTCAAACCATTTTTCCTTTTCTGTTTTAAATTCAGAATATTCTTCAGTAGTTATAAGCTTCCAATTATCTTCACTGTCATTAACAGCAAGGAAAATCTTTTTAGCTAACACTCTAAATTGAATTTCTACATCTTCTACCTGAGTATAATATTGATTCTCAGGTGCTTCTAAAGTTATAATCATAATATTTTAAGTTTTTAAGTATTAGATTCTACAATTGTGTAACCTTTAGCAGAGGCTTCTTGTACAAAAGAAGAATATCCAGCTGTTACTGCATTATAGGTATTTGTGGATAAAACAACTGTCCAAGAGGTTCTATTACTTCTATCTGCTGAATTAGTTACTATACTATCATATACTGATTGCACGGAATCTGTTGTAGTTCCCCAACTAGTAAGATTAGCAAAACTTGCTACTCTATTAGAACTATCAGAATTATAACCAAATCCAGTAAGGTTAAGTGTTTTTAAAGTATTAGAAACAAAGCAAGAGGGTAAAAATCCATTGGCACTTGTACAATCTAAGGTTAAAGATTCCAAAAATTCGTGGGAAGGGGTAACAAAATTAGAAAAATCAGTTACACTATGGAGATTTACTTCTGCCCGAACTCCACTGGGTAATACCCAAGTAACACCTCCAATAACCTTAGGAAGGTTCATATAAATATATATTACATTACCCTCTGCACCAGCTTCTTCAAACATCCTATAGGCATTGGTAGCATTAGGAGCATCAACATTGACATAACCATTCTTGCCGTTAAATGACATCAAGTCTTTATTATTACAAAGATAGCTTAAATTAACAGCATTACTTAAGTCTATATCTGAAGGCTCATATAGTAAAGTGCAATCATAAAGTAAGTAACTATAGTTAGTAGCCTTAGGAGCATAAATCATAGGAAGGGTAGTCAAACTTTTACAACCCCTAAACATCCCTGAAATAGTAGTAGCCTCTGGTAAACTTATTTCAACAAGGCCACTAAAATTTAAGGAAAAACAATTAAAAAAAAGATTAGTAGCATTTGTTACATTTGGTAAATTAATATTACCTGTGGTAGTTAAGATTTGACAACGATTAAAAGTGCTAGAAACACTTGTAGCATTTTCCCAATAAATTTCTGGAAGAGTCTTCAGATTGGTTTTATAAAAGCAGTAATTAAAATTTTCTACTTTGCTATAATCCCAATTAGGCAGTTCCTCTATGCTAGTATTATAAAACCCACAATCCATATTGGTTAATGCAGGAGTTGCATATGCAGGTACATACTTAAGGTTTTTAAGCCTAGTGGTTGTTGTTTGATTACTAACAGAGAAAGCTGTAGCATCATTAAAATAATTAGTAATTTCCTCAGTTTTTGGGAAATATACTACACCATCTTGAACAGAGGCTGGGTAAAGTACATTTTTTGCACTAAGTGTTAATTGTAAGCCTGCACTAGCTGCTATATCTGCCTTTAATTTATCATACAAAGTGCTATCATACCCAAGTACCTCATAAGGGTCTGTATCTATAACAGCTTCATCTACCTTAGTAGGATACTCTGAAAATTTATCCCCTACTTCAATACCTTTATTATTAAGAGCTGTTTTAAGCTCTTCCTTTATACTTAATATTTGTTCAGCTTTTTCTTTCATATTATCCTAAGACTTGAGTAAGTATTTTATCAGTTTCATCAATCTCAGTAGCTAAAGTAGCTCTATCTTCAACAAGAACAACTGAGTAGCCTTTATTATTCATAGTGGTTATATGGTCAGCAGTAAGACAGTTATAAGCATAAGGTGCTAATAATACTGTGCAAGTATCATAACCAGCAGCTGCTCTATCAAAGCTACCATTAACCAAAGTTTCAATTACAGACTCTGATGGAGTGTATTTACAATAATCTTTATGGTCTCTTAAATAATAGTATTCTTCATCATTGCCCCAAGCAAGTAATTCATTCATATAAGCCACCGTGCATTTTGAATTAGTACCAAACCCTCTAAAATAACAAGAGCTTAAAGTGTTATTACCGTGGTTATATCCTGCATAAGTCCAACCTTCATAAAAACTTGCCATACCTGAAATATCAAAGAAATCAGTTACTGCTTCAAGATTACCACTTTCGTGAATTACTTGATAGGCATCTGAGCATTTAGGAATATTAATAGATTTAAGCCTGTTTACTCTACTAACATCATATAATTGATAACATTGTGTACATAGAGGTAAATCTATTTCACCATCAGTTTGTGAATAACTTAAATAGCCAGCCATTGTAACCTTAGGAAAATGCTCACTATCAATAGGGGGATATTCATTTAAAGAAGTACAGCCAATAAACAAACCCATTATAGTAAAAGAATTAGGAGCATATATCTCACCTACCTTTGAAAGCAGATAGCAATTTCTAAATACCCACTGTGTTTGTCGAGCAGCAGGAAAAGTAGTAGCAGGAAATTCCTTTAAATGAGAATATTGAAAGGCTTGATTCATTAAAGTACAAGCACTATAGTCAATATCCTTAGGCGGTGTTTCTATTGCTGTACTATCAAATAGGCTCATCATATAAGTAGGGGCAAAGCCCTTAGGCCATTGGACATACTTAAGTTTAGGAAAACCATTTTTTTCCCCAAATGTAATAGAATTACAGCCTTCAGGTACTGTAATCTCAGGGAAATATACTACATCATCATCTCCATCAAAGTGAGCAATTACGTGATTACCATAAGCATTAAACTTTTCTATTGTGTATGTAAGCTCCTTATTACTATTCTTAATATCCTGTTTAAGTTCTTCCCACAGAGTACTATCATAACCTAAATCTTCCCAAGGATTAAAGTTATCAACAGCAGTAGGGTAATCCTCAAATTTATCTCCTACCTTTATCCCCTGGTTATTCAGAGATTCCTTGAGGTTATTCTTGATTTCTATAATCTTATCTACTTTTTTTATCATACTCCAAGAATAATATCAAGTTTACTATCTACAGTTTCTAAAGTTGATACTCTCTTTTCTAAATCAGAAATAGCAGTATCTTCAGAAGAATCATTTCCCCCAGAAATAGCTTTCCAACCATTTTTCCAATATCTTAATACTCCATTATTAAGCCATAATGTGTAAGGACTTTTTGGCATGTGCTTGGAATATTCAATATAATTAATTCTCATAATATTATTAATTAATAAATCATTTATGTTGAGTGCAAAGATATATAAAATTAATAGATTATGAAATAGCTAAAGTGTTTTTGTAATTAACATATAAATGCTCTCATAGTTAAAAGGATATAACATTTCCCTCCTAAGGAAAAATTCCCGGTTCGAGTCTGGGTGGGAGTACTAAATAAACTTAACTAACAATACTAAACAATGTCACATTCAAGAATCAGATGGACTAGTGAAGAAGATGCAATCTTAGTCCAGGCAGTAAAAGCTAATCTTCACAACAGAGCACAGGCATTTAGAGAGGCTGAAACAAGACTTCCTCTAAGAACTGCATTGGCTTGTCAATTTAGATGGTATGATGTTTTAGGTAATCCTAAGCATGAGAAGTATGTAGGTTGTTTGTTTACTTTGGTAGGACAAGCAACTAAACTTGATAACAGAAGTTGTTATAAAGAGCATTATTCTGTTGCTCCAAATAAAGTTAAAAGAGGTATTTGGAGTAAGATTAAGAAACTATTAGGACTGTAAATAGTGATTAGTGTAAGTGATATAACTCCTCAGGATATTCTACCAAAGAATATTCTTGAGGAGTTTATTATTAAACCTGTAATAGTAAGTAAAAATGAAAGTATCAGAACTAATAAACATACTATACAAAGTTAATGGTAATGCAGAAGTTAGATTTGGAACTAATGCAGCACCAGAGAAAGAAGTAACTTTAGTACTTGAGACAACATCTTATAATGAAAATGCCTCTTATGATAAAAAGAAAGTAGGAGCTATTCTGCCAGAATACATAGTGTATTTAAATAGAATAGACCTCCTTACTAAATAAACATGTGTTGAAAAAGAGATGATAAGTTTGGATGCCATTAAATTGGTTGTAGGTTCGACTCCTACATCATCTCCCATATGTGCCATTATGTTGTTATTTAACCTCCTTTGTGAGGATTGGGTAGAAAGGTTTAAATAGTGATATTTAAGTAGGTTCAATTCCTACCTACCCAACCATAGGATAAACTCAGAGTAGGGTCTCCTGCCCTCCCTTGCAACCCAATAGACTTTCATATTCTAGACACTGTAGATTGTGCGGGTTTACTTACAATGAAAGGGTGCGCAAATAATTAGTTGTAAGAGTGGTGATTTATTGATTCTTAGATTCAACAATCATAGTTGATTAAATGATGTTGTTTGATTTGTACCTTTTGTTGATGTAGAAGATATAATAACCAGGCAGTATTGAGTTTATCCTTTTTTTGAAACTATTCTATTTTTAAATATATGGTAGAACCAAAAGTAAGACTTAGCTTGACAATTCCAGGAGCTGTCATGTTGAGCTCGCAGGACTGCGAAAAAATGTCACAAAAAGAAGCCTATGACTATCAAAAACTTGAAGTTATTGATGGGCCAGGTAAAGGTAAAGACAAAGTGAAGAGAGAAACTCTTCATATTTATACAAGAAAGTCTCGACCTGCTACTCAGAGTATTTCAATTAGTAAAGAAGCATATGATTTTATGCTTGACCATTGGACTACTCCTAAACTTGCAAAGACTTGGAAACTGATGTCTATAAAACAGAAGTTAGATAGTCATTTTGCTATTATAGCAGCACACTTTAATGCAAGCTCTTTTAGTTACGAAATATTGGAAGATTAGTTATAAGTTTGTTAGGTAAAAGTATGGGGAATGTGATATTTCCCATACTTTATTTACATTAATAATTATGAAACAATCACTAACTAAAATATATGAGTACATAAAGAATGCTACTATAGGAATAATTGCTATATGTTTTGTAATATTTGAGTTTATATTAACAATAGCAGTAGAAGTAGGAATATTAATTTTAATTTTAAAAACCATTAAACTTTAACATGAAAACTGTGATTATATTAACCCTTCTTATTGTCTTTGTAGTATATCTCATTTTTGAATACTTTGACCCTTATCTTGAGATAATTAGAATAGACCATGATGACTGTACAGAGTATAAACATATAATGTGGTATTCTTGTAAAGATGATGGAAGAGAATGGATAAAACTATATTCAATAAAAATAAAGAAACATGACAAGAGATGAAATACTTCAAGAAATATTAGCTTTACAAGGAGATAATTGGCTATTAGAATTAGCAACAGGAACAGGAAAGTCTAAACTTGCCCTTGAGTTAATTAAAAATCATTCCAATAATAAAGGTAAACTATTAATAGTTGTTCCAAGGAATGTACTTAAAGCCAATTGGCAAAATGAAATAAAGAAATGGTGGCCTAATTGTAAAATGCATATAGAATATGTAACTTATGTTTCCTTCCATAAAATGTTAGGACATTGGGACTTTGCAATATTTGATGAGGCTCATCATACTACACAAAGAGTTAGAAGTGCTTTAAAAACCTTGGTTGGAATTGACCACTCTATTCTTTGTTCAGCAACTATATCAAAGAATCTTCTTTTTGAATTATCTTTACTATTTCCTAATTTAGCCACTTATAAGAAAGATTTAAGGGATGTAATTAATGATAATATATTACCTGACCCAAAGGTATATTTATTACCACTACAATTAGAGTTTAAGAAACCTACTGAAACTATTTATAAGAATAAAAAAGCAAAGGGAACACCAATAGAATGTGGATGGGCAACAAGATGGAATTATTTAAAGCAGAAGGAACATCCTGTAATTATTAGATGTACTGAATTTCAGTATTATACAGACCTTTCAAGTCAAATAGAGTATTGGAAGAAGAGATATTTAAGTAGAAAATCAGAAATAGCTAAAAATAAATGGCTTAGATTGTGTGGAGATAGATTGAAATGGCTTAGTGATAAGAAATTTCAATATGTGGTAAGTATTTTACGTAAAGTAAATAAATATAGAACATTAACATTCTGTAATAGTATAGAACAGACTGAGAAGTTAGGTAAATTCTGTATTAATAGTAAAAATCCTAAGTCTTTAGAGTATTTAGAATATTTTAATAATGGAACAATTGACCACATAACAGCTTGTAATATGGTCAATGAGGGAATGAATTTAACTAATTGTCAGGTAGGTATTTATGCAAATTTAAATAGTTCTGAAGCAATTATTAAACAAAGGATGGGAAGATTATTAAGACACCCTAATCCTGTTATTATAATCCCATATTATAAAAACACACGAGAGGAAGAATTAGTAAAGGTGATGCTTGAAGATTATAATCCTAGTTTAGTAACTGTAATATCAAATGAAAATGACATAAAAATATGAAATTAACAATAGATGAAGATTCCTTTAAAAAGGTAGGGATTTCCATCCCAGAAGCTTTAATGATTCTTTTAATAAAAACAGGTGTAACTATAAGTGACCTTATAAAAGAGATGAAAGAAAAGCAAATTATAGTGGAGGAAAACTCTCTTATGGGAAAATCTTTACTGGTAACCCAGAGATGGAATGACCTTTGTGATAGTGCCTTACTAAATGCAGAAGATAATATCCCAAAAGGAGAAAAACTATCTACATTGGCAAGAGCACTTATGGATTGTTTTCCAGAAGGAAGAAAAGAGGGAACTAGTCAATATTGGAGAGGAAATATTAGAGATATTACTCTTAAATTACAAAAGTTCTTTAAACTTTATGGAAATAAATATACTGATGAACAATTGATTAATGCAACTAAAAGGTATGTAACTTCCTTTAATGGAAGGTATCAATTTATGAGAGTACTTAAATATTTTATTTGTAAAAATGAAAAGAAAGTAGACTCAGAGGGCATTAATTATATTGAGGAAGTTTCAGACTTAGCTGCTTATATAGAAAATGAGGGGCATGAAAAGTCCCTTAAAGATGATTGGATGAGTACAATGGTATGAGTTATTTTAATGAAGTATTATCTTATTTAAAAGATAAAAGAGAAAGAGCATTAAGTGGCCTATATAATTGTATTCCTTGGCCATTTCCAAGATTTAGATTGCTATTTCCAGGAACTCAGATGGGCAGGTATATTATATGCACTGCTAATCAAAAAATTGGTAAAACTAAATTCTGTGATTTTATTTATGTATATGAAGCAATTGACTTCATTATAAAACATCCTGAAGTTAGACTTAAAGTATTGTATTTTTGCCTTGAAGAGAGTCCAAGAAAGAAGTATATAGAATTTCTATGTCATCTTTTGTATAGGCTTGACCATTTAATTGTTACTAACACTGATATTGAAAGTACTGATAAAGATAATCCTATATCAGAAGAAGTGCTTAATTTATTAGAAACAGAGAAGTATCAAACTTATATTAGAAAATTCAATGAAACTGTTACTTACATTGATGACATTAGAAATCCCACGGGAATCAATAAAAGATGTAGAGAAGAAGCTTTGGAGCATGGGCATTTAAATTTTAAAACTATACAAGCACCAAACCAAGTAACAGGCAAACTTGAAGATAGAAAAGTTGTAGATACTGTTAATCCTTACACTCCAAATGATTCTGAGGAGTATAGAATTATAATTCTTGACAATGCTTCAAACTTAGCTCAAGAAAGTGGTTTAAGTAAAAGAGAAACCATTGAGAAAATGTCAAAGTATTTTATTACTTTGAGAGACCAGCTTAAATATACTATAGTGATGATCCAGCATCAGTCTCAGGACAAAGAGGGTAATGAATCATTTAAACTTAATAGAATCAAACCCACCTCAGATGGCCTTGCTGATGCAAAAACCACAACCCGAGATAGCCAACTATATCATATATTACAACTGTATTTATAGTATTGCACAAACCAAAATTTAATATTATCTTTGCCCAGTAATTAAATAAAAAGATTATGGGAAAAACTACAGAGAAAATTACTAATTCAATGAAAGATAAACTTATATCTTTATATGAAGAAGGTAAAATGGATACTGAAATTGCAAAGATTTTAAATGTTTCGAGGAGTGCAATATATTATTGGAGAAAACAGTTAGATTTAAAAACAAAGTTTACTTACGATAAAATATCAAAAATAAACAATAAAAAGTTTGAAGAGCTTTTTAATAAGGGATTAAGTGATAAAATAATAGCAGAGAAATTAAATATGTCTCCTGATGGAATTTATTCACATAGAATGAGATATAATTACAAAAGAGAGAATTTAAATAGAAATAAAGCTATTAAATTATCAGAATTTCAAAAACAAGTTTTAATAGGAACATTATTAGGTGATAGCTCTTTAATAAAAAGAGGAAATCAAAATACTAAAATTTCATGTGAGCATTGCATTGCTCAAAAAGAATATTGTGAATATAAAACTAAAATATTTGAAAGTTTAGGAGCAAAATGCTATTACGCTGAAAGAAAAACAGTTGATAAAAGAAATAACAAATTATATAAAAGTTACGTAATGTCTGTTCCTGCAAATCCTGAATTAAATGATTGGAAAAATTTATTTTATATAAATAAAAAGAAAGTAATTCCTTTTAATTTATTCAATAATTTTACTGAGGTATCTCTAGCTTTTATGTATATGGATGATGGCAGTAAAACTACTAATGGATATACTATAAGTACTAACTGTTTTAATAAAGAGGAGCTATTACAATTTAGAAAATTTTTATTTAATAAATTTAATATAGAAACTTCTTTATTTAAAAGAAATGTGCTATATATAAGAGCCATAAGTAAAAATACCTTTACTAAATTAATTTCTCCTTACTTTTGTAATTGTATGAAATACAAATTACATAGTGTCTCGTAACTTCGTGAATCTGGGAAAACCATAGTTATTACATGGTAACCCTTATCCAAGCTATATAGTAATATATAGAAGGAACAACGACTAGTAGATACTTTCCTAACAAGTGGTGTTGAGGAAAATGAACTACCAAGAGTGCGGAGCTATAGCCTATATATACCAATATTTAGTGGTTATAGAAGAGATAGTCTGAACTGTATATAATACATAAAATACAGAAATACAAGATAAAGAGCTTGTATGATAACAATTTGGCTAACATGGTGATAGGATTGTATAGTCCATTTAAGTATGGTTTAACAGAGTATGAAGGATATGATATTACTAAATTTAAGAACCATATTAGATTTATGGAAATTCTTGAAGATAGAGATTATGGTGCCAATGGTAATATATGTCCTCTTTACTTTGATGGAGCAGTTTCTACATTTTCAGAATTGCCAAGAGCTAATGATGTACAAGCAATGCAAAGAGTATATAACTTTCTCGAAGAAAAGAAGTTAAAGAAAAGGTCTTGGACAACATTAACAACATTTAGTAATCTATTTTTATTAATAACAACAAAATTTAAGAAACATGATTGAACTACCTACTGAGAGAAGTGTAGTTATTAACTACAACCCTAAGTTACTTATACTTATGGGTAGACCAAAACAAGGTAAGTCCTCATTAGTAGCATCCATTGATGATAATCTTATTATAGATTTGGAAGATGGATATAGAGCACTTTCAGTAATGAAGGTACAGGCAAGAACTGTGAAAGACCTTGAAGAGATTAAAGCTGCTATTCTTGCTAAAGGTAAGGAACTTAAAAAGGCTCCTTATAGATTTATTACTATTGATAATGCAACAAGGCTTGAAGAAATAAGTCTTATCCTTGCTGCTGATATGTATAGAAGTACTGCAATGGGTCAAGGTTATGGTTTACTTAAAGATACAACAGGTATGCCAATAAAAGACCCAAAGACAGGAAAGACTGTAATTGACCCTAAGGCTGATGTAAGAACACTACCAAATGGTGCTGGTTATACTTATTTGAGGAAAGCTCTTAGACATCTTATTGATATGTTTAAACCTTTATGTGAGACTCTTATTTTAGTAACTCATGTTAAGGATAAACAGATTAGAAAAGATGGTCAAGAAATGTCAGAAATGGCAGTGGATTTGGCTGGTAAGTCAGCAGACATTATTTGTGGAGAAGCTGATGCAATTGGCCTTATTTACAGAGATGGTAATAAAACTTTTGTATCTTTTGAAGGTGGAGATAACACTATTAAAGAAGCCAGGTGTCCTCATCTTAGAGGTAAAAAGATACTTGTAGCTGAGTCAAATGATAATAATGAGGTAACATTTGATGCCTCTAAAATATTTATTAACAACAAATAATTAAACAAATGGAAAAGAAATTCACAAAGTTCGAGCTGGCAAGATTCAAAAGAACAGCTCAAAATGTAGAAGAGTATCTCAAGAAGAAAAGAAAACTTGAGGCACAAAAAGAAAAGATTGATGCAGAACTTGCAGAGGTTATTCAATTGATTGAACTTACTGATGCTCCCACTAAGGCAGCAACTGGTGGTTATGGAACTGAAGATATTATTAAGAAGATAGTCACACCTACAGATAAACTTGATAAGAATGGTAATGTTCTTAAAATCACATCATTTGAATTTATTTATCCTGAGACTATTATTCCTCCTGTAGTAGAAACTGAAGAGGCACAAGTAGAAGCACCTACTCATGAAGAGGAAACTAATGAAGAATCATTTAATTTTTAATCTTAAAAACATAAAATTATGGCAATTGCAAAAGGTACAGAATCAAAGGAAGTAAAGGAGTTTAAAAGATACATTGGTGTAACTCCTGTATTTATTAAAGCAGTAAATCCTGATAAGAAAAAGCATGAAGAGCTGTTTAATACAACTCTTGAAGAAGCTCCTAATTATCTTGGAACAGTATCTGATTCAGATGGTAAAGAATATGCAAATGCACGAGTTCAGATTGTATTTGAACCTGATACTGAAAAGATTGGCTTTGAAATGCCTCTTGTTACAATGGCACTCTTCCTTCAGAACAGGGCAAGAGTTGGTGCAACATCTGGTAAAACTCAGGTGATTGATAAATATGGTAGAACTGCATGGGCTTCTCCTGAGGAACTTGCTTCTCATTCTATCCCTGTTTATTCTAATGGCCCTGCTGATATTGATGCAGATTATAGGCCTGCATATGTAGGAGAAGAAGAACTTATGGAGCTTGTAAAGACTTATCTTTGCATTCCCAGTGTAACTGTATGGGATAATAATACCAAGAAAATGGTTCCTAATACTAAGGTTAAGCCTGAAGAATGTGAATGTAGGTTTGATAATCTTGACAAGATTTTCAAGGGGGATTTCTCTGAAATTATTGATGCACTTGGTTTCCAGCCTACTAATAAGGTTAAGGTAATGCTTGGTGTAAGGACTGATACTAATACTGGAAGACTTTATCAATCTGTATATACAAAGAAATTTCTTCGTAATTCTTCAAGTTCTTATGCAACTCTTGAAAAGGAAATTCAAGAAATGCTGAAGAATGCAGCAGCTACTGGCAGAACTCTTAATACTGAATATTCTGCAACTCCTGTGCATGAATATGATGTAGAAGCTACTGTGTTTGCTCCTTCTAACTCTATTGCTTCTACTGATGACCCTATTGGTGCTCCTGTAGAAGATTCAGGACTTCCCTGGGATTAAAAAAATCTAATTTACTATGATAAGTAAGGGCACTAAATCATATGATGATATATCTAAAATAAGGCAAGCTGATATTGCAGCTTATTATTTAGGTGTAAAATCTATTCCATGTTTGATTAGTAGCCCATTAAGAAAAGACAATAAACCTTCATTTTGCCTATTCTCTAATAATGGAGAAGAAGTAGGTTTTATAGATTACAGTACCAAAGAGCATGGTAGTATATTTAAACTACTCATGCTTCTTTGGGATTGTGATATAATTGAAGTTAGAAGGAGAATAGCTAATGATTTAGGTGATTGTAATTTGAATACTTTAGTTACAAATGGTGGTTATTTCAAAGGAGCAACAATAAGAGATAAATCTGATATTGACATTAAATGCAGAGTTAGACCATGGCAATCTCATGATATTGAATATTGGGAATCTTATGGAATATCCTTAAAGTGGCTTAAATATGCTGATGTCTATCCTATATCACATAAAATAGTGGTTAAAAATGGCATTAATTATATTTATGGTGCTGATAAATATGCATATGTATATGTAGAATTTAAAGAAGGTAAAACTACTTTAAAGGTCTATCAACCATTTAATACTAAAGGATTCAAGTGGGCAAACAGACATGATAAGTCTGTTATAAGTCTATGGACTAAAGTTCCTAAAAGTGGAGACAGAGTGTGCATATGTTCTTCACTTAAAGATGCTTTATGTTTATGGGCTAATACTGGTATTCCTTCACTTGCTATTCAAGGTGAAGGATATGGAATGAGTAATACAGCAATTAATGAACTGAAAAGGCGCTTCAATAGAGTCTATATTTTATTAGATAATGACCCTCCTGGTCTTGAAGATGCTAAAAATCTTGCTTCAAAAACTGGGTTTATTAATGTTGTATTACCTCCATTTAATGAAGGAAAAGATATTTCAGACCTATATCATTCCCTTCATGATAAAAACAAATTTAAAGAATTAATATTAGGTCTGTTTAACTAACAAAATTTATACAAATGGAATCTCGTAAAATCACAATTGTGTCAACAAAGACTCAAAAGAAAAGTGTAATTAACTCAAGTGCAGAAACTCTTGCTGAATTGAAGGCTGACCTTACAGCAGCAGGTATTGACTATACTGATATGACCTTCTATGAAGGAACTTCAAAGACTGAACTGAAGACAGATGAGTCAATTCTTCCTAAAGATGTTCCTTATACCAATAGGACTACTGGTGAAACTATTATCACTAATGAACTTGTGTTTATGTTGACTAATACTAACAAAAAGATTAAATCCGGTATGAATACTGAGCGTCAAAGAGCTTATGAGTTTATTAAAGAGCATGACCTGCAAAAGGCTTGCTTGATTAAGTATGGTAAGAACTATACTCAATGCTCTACTGATTTTCTTAATGTACTTATCTCTGAGTATATCGAAGCTAATAAGGCACCAGAAGGTTCTTCTCTTGCATCTAATTGTTTCCAGGGTGTAGATGCAAAAGCTCGAGAGGCTATTGCTATTCTTGTAGATGAACTTTATGATAATGGTGATATTATTGGCAGCACCCTGCATAAAGTAAAGAATCTTTTGAATTACCATACTGAAGGTTCTGACCGCGATATTGATTCATCCTATAGTGATGATGAAATTAGCAAAATGTTTGAAAATATACTTTAATTAATTATCAGGGAAGAGGGAAATTAACACCCTCTTCCCTATTTTTTTAATTGTTATTATGGAACCAGAAAAAACTCCAGTAGATAAAGTTTATGATATATTTAGGAATTTCTATGGAGAAGAGTTTGTAGATAGAAAACCTATAGTATGTGGGGAATATATAATAGTCTATTTCCCAAATATTACAGTAACTAATGAAAATAATAAATCCATAGATATTACAAAAGCGTTTGTTAGGGTAAAAGTTATTAATACAGGAGAAATTGGCGGTTCTATAGAAATGATTAGAACTGAATATACTTCTTCTCAATTTAACTCGGGATATTGTTTTTCCCACAGGCCATCTGTATGTGCATCTAATTATACACAATGGAGAGAATGTTGCCTTGGCACAGGCCCAATAAGAGATACTATAATCTCCCTAAGTCATGCTCCTTCTGAAGAAATTTGGGAATTATTTTGTTATGAATTATCTAAATATGTAACAGTAGAATCTATTGACGGAACTCCTTATATGTATTTAGAAAGAGTAGGTAATGCAAATGCATCTAATCAAGTTTCTTTCCCAATAACTAGAAAAGAAGATATGAGTATTAATTTCTTTAATGAGGATAATAGAAATATACTAAGAAAATTCCTACCTTATATAATAAAATTAAGACCATTTAAATTTAATTTCAATAGAGGAAGTTATAGCATAGCTATGTCTTCTTTTGAAATAACTATCACATTAAGTAACTTATTTATTCAATGGTATAATTCTCTTCCTCAGGAAGACAGAATTCCAATAGAAAAGTTATTATCTAATTTAACAATAAGAAAGGCCTTCTTAAATCAATATGGCAATCTATTTTATGTTTCTGATAGAGACTCTGTTATTAGTTATGAAGATTTAAATAGACCAATTCTAACTTTTAAAGGTACAGAGTATAAGTTACATATAATAGAAGATTCTCAAAGTAACTTCATCAATGTTCTTGATGAATATATAGTATTTTATATTGTTAATACAATTTTAACCGCAGTAAATTATGGACCAAACACTTCCAATCCAACTTGTGAAGACATCTACTTCATTTGATTTAATTATCCCGAGCTCAGTAGAAAGTAAAATAAGGCATCTCTGTAATAAAATATCTCAAGTAGAGTGGTCTGGTACTTTATTTTATAATTACTCAGGCTCTTATGAAAAAGGAGATTTGAAAATTACTTGTGTAGATATATTTCCTATGGATATTGGTTCTCAGGCTTATACAGAGTTTGATATGTCGCCTGATGTAATATCCTATATGACAGATAATAATCTAATTGATTGCCAATTGGGATTAATTCATTCCCATAATAGTATGGCAACTTTCTTTTCTCAGACGGACTTAAACACTCTTAGAGATGAAGGAAAGGATAGAAATCACTTTGTATCTCTCATTGTAAATAATGAAGGTACTTATACTGCTGCTATTACAAGAAAGATTAAAGGAAAGAAAAAGGAAATACTTGATTTTACTTATAACACTTTTAATGATGAATTAAAACACAGTAAAAGTAATAATGAAGTAGACTGTGAGGTTATTCAGTATTCAATGCTTAATATTATCAAACAAGGAGCATCTCAATTTGATGATATTGATGCAAGACTTGCTGAAATTAAGAAGGCTAAAGCTGAAAAGGCACAGAAGATAGAAGCAGTTAGAAACATTAATCCCAATTATCTTGGTATAGAGCCTATTAAGAATAAAGACATGGGATTATTTAATCCTAATTTATTTCCAAAATCTCCATTTAATGAAAAGAATACATTCTATAAAGAAAAGGATTTCTTTAAAGATAGTGACATTACTGTGGATGCTAAGGATGTAAAAGCTCTTGCAATGCAACTTATTACTGGCTCAATTGTAATTACTGAAAGTAATAATATTGATATGAATAATTGGGCAGCTCAGAGAATGGTTCCTCTATTTGATAAGAGATTTAATAAAGATATGCTGTTCTTTGAAAATTGGGTAGAGATGTTTGTAGAATTTCTTCTTACCTATTCTGTACCCCAAGACTATGAAGTTATTGAAGAAAACTATATGAAAGATATGGCAGATGCAGTATATCTTACTCTAAATAAACTGCCTAAGAATGATTATTTGGAAATTATTAAAGAGAAACTACTATTATGGAATTAGAAGAAACAGGACTCTCCCAAGAAGAAGCAGAACTTCTTGAGAGAACTTTGGAAGAAGCACACAGTGAAACTATTGATATTCCTCTTAATTCTAAGTCAGTTCTTATAGATGACTCTGTATCAAGGTTTAGTTCTGCAGAATGGTTTTCTAAAATTCAACAGCAAAGAGTTATACTTGCAGGTCTTGGAGGGATAGGTAGTTATGTTGCCTTTCTCCTGAGTAGAATGAAAATAGCCCACTTAATGATGTATGATGACGATATAGTTGATGCTACTAATATGTCAGGCCAATTATATGGGGTAAGTAGTATAGGAAAGCAAAAATGTCATGAATTAGGAAGCTTCCTTGTAGAATATTCCAGATTTTATAATTACTGTATTTACAATAGAAAATATACTGGTCATTGTAATACAGCTAATATTATGATATGTGGCTTTGATAATATGGATGCAAGAAAGACATTCTATTATAATTGGAGGGGGCACATAGGTACACTTTCACAAGGAGAAAGAGAAAATTGTTTATTCATAGATGGCAGACTTGCAGCAGAAGAATTTCAAGTTTTCTGTATTAAAGGAACTGACACATATTACATGGATAAATATGAGAAAGAATGGCTATTTTCTGATGAAGAAAGTGAACAAACTGTTTGTTCTTATAAACAAACCTCATTTTGTGCCAATATGATTGCCTCAGTGATGGTAAATTTATTTACTAATTTTGTTGCTAATCAATGTAATCCCCTTGTAGAAAGAGAACTACCCTTCTTTACCTATTATAATGCAGAAAGAATGCTACTAAAAACTGAATAATTATGGCATTAGATGTATATCTTAAAAAGTATTTATATAATCCTTCTGGTTATTGCCCTAATGTTCCACTACTTCCATGTTATGAACATCATAATGTCTTTAATAGGTTTTTAAGTATTATGGCCAGTAAAGAAGATGAAATATTTATCCCAGTAATAAATAAGTATGCCTTCTTTAATAAGATATACCAAGGATTGATTGAAAAAAATAAAGAAACTATTACTATCGCTTGCCCACTTCCCATTACTGGTTCAGGGGAGAAATGTACAGGAACCAGTATTATTGAATATCTATTAAAAACAAGAGTTAATAAAGGCCTCACTGAAGTTACTACAAAAAGAGGAGACGTATTTTATGGAGGTGCTGGAATTTTACTTAATAGTCGTAAAGATATTTTAATAATATTTGGATATACAAGTAAAATAGTAAATAATAAAATTAAATTAACTGGAATAAAGGGATATATATCTCCATTGGTATTTTTAAGTAATGATATAGTATGCAAAGCAATTATTAAAAATGTTATTCCTTGTGTATCTACTAATCTTATAGCCACTCATAAAAGTAATTTCCCTTATGGAAAATATGATGCAGATGAAATAGGCACTTATGAAACTCCCAAGCTATTAATTCAAGACTTATCTTATTTAACTTCAAGTCCTATTGTTCCTAATAACTATCCAGTTAATTTTACAGATAGAAATGCTAAAATATGGGATTTTATAGATAACTATAATATTCCTGAAAAATTCTTGGAGATTTAAATTTTTATTATTATCTTTGCACAGTAACTTTTAATTTTAATAATTATGAATCATATTAAAGTAATTGATTTGACACCAGTTAAATTGGATGTTGAAACCCTTATGGCTAAACTTGATGCAGTTATTGATTCTTATATGAAAGAATCTGCTACTAAAGAAAAGTTTAGGAAAAGAGAAAAAAATGTTGAAATTCCCTCTGACCTTACTTATTATTTCAAGAAAGTCGCAGATAAGAAAGGATGGTCAGTAGAAAGAGTAGATAGATGGCTTGGTAATATTGCAGATGTTCATCCTATGGCAGCTATCAATATTATACTTAAAGAAATTGCTGTAGAGCTGGATAAAAAATATACCGACCACATTAGTAATAGTAAAGACATTTTCTGCATTAGTTCTATTAATGGTGAAATCTGCAAACTTGATAAGTCAAAGATTAAAAGTTATAAGCACTTTGCAGCATTTAGAACATTTGCAGATGCTAATATAGCATTTAATATGCTTGCCACTCCTCTTAAATCTATGTTTAAATGATAGAAAACAAGAAGATAAAAAATGCTACAGAGTGTGAATTAGACGGTATTAATTTTAGAAGTAAACAAGAGAGGTCTATTTACAAGTATCTTTTATCTATTGGTATAACCCCTCAGTATGAATCTGAGAGATTTACAATATGGGACAGGGATAAATTCTCTGTCCCATTTTATGATAGATATGGGAGAACTTTTAAAAGAATAGATAGAAAACCTACTTCAGTTCATTACACTCCTGATTTCATCTTTAATGTGGGTGATATAAAAGTTATTTTAGAAGTCAAGGGATTTAAGAATGATGCAGTTCCTTATAAAACAAGATTGTTCAGAGATTTACTTGAAAAGATTAAAGATAGCTCAGGAGAAAAGTTATGCTATGCAATAGTATATACTATCAAGGACTTAAAATTTTTATTAAATGATTTGCAAAATTCAAGAGAATAACTTATCTTTGCCCACTTTTAATTTCAAAAATTATGAAACAAAGTCCATTGCAAAGAATAGAAAGTCTCATCACTACTTTGCCAGGAAAAGATGCTGAATTAGCTAAGAAATACTTTAAAGAAAGAAACTTTGAGTATATTCTTGAATTAGTTAAGTCTGATTTATATAAAGCAAATAAAGCAAAGAGGGCACAAAAAGTGATAACAGAAGTAGAGGATTTAGATGAAAGTATAGCTTCTTTACTATCATTAGAAGAAGAACTAATACTGTATATGTCTTATCTTGATATAGACCTCTCGAACTATGATGATTAATTATGAGAAAGAGTTTAAAAGAAATATCTTGGTTAGTAACAGAACTAGAGTATAGACAAGACCCCGCACTATCTTACTCTACATTAGCTAAATTTGAAAGAGAGGGGTTTGGAAGTCTTGATAAATTATTTGATAGAGTAGACACTCCTTCATTACAGTTTGGAAGTCTTGTAGATACTTTAATGACAGGTACTCAAGAAGAATTTGATGAGCACTTTATGGTGGCTCAATTAGATAATAGTTTGTCTGATACTCTTATTACTATCACTAAAACTCTCTTTGAAAAGTGGAATACTGTTTATTCATCTGTTACAGATATTCCTGATGATTATCTTATTGAAACTATAAGTGAAATTCAGTGGAATAATCATTGGCAAGCTAAAACAAGAGCAAAGAAAATTAAAGAAGATTGCTCGGGATATTATAAATTACTTTATTTGTCAAGAGGTAAAACTATTATAGATACATTCACCTATCAAGATGCTTTAAATTGTGTAGATAAACTTAAATCTGCTCCATCAACAAGATTTTATTTTGAACAAGATAATGTCTTTGATGATAGTATTGAAAGACTATATCAATTGAAGTTTAAAGCTACTTTTGATAATGTAGATTATAGATGTATGGCAGACCTTTTGGTTGTACTACATGACAAGAAAGTTATAGTTCCAGTTGATTTAAAGACTAGTTATAAACAAGAATATGACTTCTATAAAAGCTTTGTAGAGTGGAGATATGATATACAAGCCAGACTTTATTGGAATATTATAAGAGCTAATTTAGACAAAGATGATTATTTTAAAGACTTTAAACTTGCAGATTATAGGTTTATAGTTATTAATAGAAAGTCTTTAAATCCACTTGTTTGGAACTTTGACAAGACACAAAGTTTAGAAGAAATTACTACAAAGAATAATACAATATTGAGGCATCCTTTTGAAATAGGAAAGCAGCTAAAAAGGTATCTTGAAGAAAAACCAGTAGTGCCTGATGGAATAGAACTAATTAAACCCAATGAAATAAGTGATAAGATATGAAAGTATTAAAGAGAGATGGTTCAGTTGAAGATTTTAATCTTGAAAAAATTATTAATGCAGTTGTTTTAGCTTATAAAGCCTGTGATAAGACTATTGATAGTGAAGTCTTAGGAGAGCTCAAGTATATTCACTCTGAGTTAAATAATACTGAAGTAAGTGTAGAAAATATTCAAACAGAAGTTATTAAAATTCTCATGGATTTGGCTCCTTATGATGTAGCACTTGCTTATATTCTTTATAGAGAAAAACATAAAGAAACAAGATTTATAAAAGAGAGACTGGACTATATGGAAAGATATGCCAATTCTACAGATAATGCAGCTTCTTCATCTGAAACTGATGCTAATTCTAATGTATCAATGAAGAATGTTGCAAATCTTGAAGGAGAGGTATATAAAACCACTAATAGAATTATTCAAAGGCAAAGAATGAAAGATGCTCTTAATAAGCTATTTCCTGAAGTTGCCAAACAATATGAACAAGATTTAAATAACCATATTATATATACTCATGATGAGGCAAGCACTCCAGTATTGAAGCCTTATTGTATGGCTGCTACCCTTTATCCTCTTATGCTTGAAGGTGTAGGAAATATTGATGGAGTGACCCCATCTGCACCGAATGATATTCAATCTTTTAGTGGTCAGGTAACTAATCTTGTATTTTTACTTTCATCTCAAGTTAAAGGAGCTGTAGCTCTTGGTGATTATTTCATTGCATTGAATTATTATGTAATTAAAGAGTTTGGACCAATATGGTATGAAAAGCTTAATACAGTAGTTACTAATGAATATTTTACAGAAAGACATACTGTTGAGTATTTCATTAGAAAAGGTATGAAGCAATTCATTTATGGTGTAAATCAACCTGCTGGAAATAGAAGTTATAATTCTCCCTTCTCTAATATTTCTTACTATGACAAGGAATATTTTAAAGCATTGTTTGAAGAATTCTACTATCCTGATGGCACTAAACCTGAGTGGAAAGCAATAGATACTCTTCAAAGAATGTTTATGAAATTACACAGAGAACTTAGATTAATTAAGCCTCTTACCTTCCCTGTATCTACAATTGCACTTGTACATAATAATAAAGAGTATCTTGATAAAGATTATAAAGAGTTATGTGCTGAAGAATGGGCTAAGGGGGGAAGTTTCTTTTGTTATACAAGTGATAATCCCACTTCATTAGCTTCGTGTTGCAGGGTCTTGAATGAAATTAAAGACAATACATTTAGTTCTACTACTGGAATGACAGGTGTTATGACAGGAAGCTGCAATGTAATTACTCTTAATATTAATAGAATTGTACAAAATTATTTTAGCTTCTTTCCTTCTGATTGTAATATAAATTGCTTCCTTTCAGATAAAAGTAATGGCTATCCTTTTTTAAAGAAATGGCTTACTGAAATTCTTGAAAGAGTTTATAAGTATCATATTGCCTATAAAACTATGCTGTATGACCTTGAAGATAAAGGTATGTTGGCAGCATCTAATGCTGGATATATATATCTTAAGAAATTGTATAGCACAATAGGTATTATAGGTTATTGTGAAGCTGCTAAATTCTTAGGAATAGAAGTAAGTAATAATCAAGAGTATAAAGATTTCTTGAAGGTAATTCTTGGTACCATTAAAAAACAAAATAAGATACACTCTATTCAAGATAAGAAGAAGCCTATATTATTTAATAGTGAGGCCATTCCTGGAGAGAATTTAGCTGTTAAATTCTATGAATGGGATAAAGCTGAAGGATATGAAGTTCCTAAAGACCAGAATTTATTTAACTGTTATTTCTATAATCCATGGGATGAAAATACTTCTATATTAGATAAACTTAAACTTCATGGAAAAGAAATATCAGAATTTACTGATGGAGGCCAGGCAGCTCATGTAAACTTAGATACACATTTAAGTAAAGAGCAGTACCTTAAAATACTTGACATTGCAAAGGATTATAGTACTAACTACTTCACATTTAATATTCCAATGAGTGAATGTGCAGACTGTGGTAATGTAGTTAATGCACCTATTGAAGAGTGTCCTAAATGTAAATCTAAAAAGATTAAATACTGGACAAGAATTATTGGGTATTTAACCTGTGTAAATAGTTGGTCTAATGCTAGACAGGTAGAACAAAAGAAGAGGGTTTATTCTCATGATTAAATACACTGATGTTAAAATTACATTTTCTGAAGTTCCCAATGAAATAACACTATGTATAAATATTTCTAATTGTCCTTGCCATTGTACTAACTGCCATAGCTCATATCTTGCAAGAGACATAGGTACAGAACTTAGCAGTAAAAAGCTAATTGGTTTAATAGAAGACAATAGGAGTGTATCCTGTATATCTTTTATGGGAGGGGATGCTTCTCCTTCTGAAATAAATTACTTAGCTAAAGTAGTTAAAATGGGCTATGATGAAAATATAAAAGTAGCTTGGTATAGTGGCAGACAAGAATTATCAAAAGAAATTGATATTAATAATTTTGATTTCATTAAATTAGGCCCTTATATTGAAGAGCTTGGCCCATTAAATGTAAGAACAACTAATCAAAAGTTTTATAAAGTGAAGCATCTTACATCAGGAAAATCTAAAATGTATGATGCAACACATCTATTTTGGAAAAATGATTAAAATTATAATCAATGAACATATGGAAGGTGACATTGCTGTACGAAGTACAGTAGTCACCTTTTTTAATCTTGTAATATTTAGCCAAAAGCATTATACTACAAATACTAATATTGTATCTGCTTTGACTACTAGTAAAAAATGTAATAAAGTAAAAGGATTCTATGAAACTAACAATAAAAGTAAAACCAATAAATAATTTTGGTTACATTCCTGAAACATTAGCTAAAGGAGATTGGATAGACCTTAGGTCTTCTATGGATATACACTTGGAAGCTCCTTATGCAGGTACTTTAAAGAGAAAAACAGTTAAAGGGAATGAGCAGAGACAAAGAAATGTATGTTTTGACACAGCTATGATTCCTCTTGGTATTGCTATGAAACTTCCAAAAGGCTTTGAAGCAGTAATAGTTCCAAGAAGTAGTATGTTTAAGAAATATCACATTATTCAATCAAACCATATTGGAGTTATTGATAATTCCTATTGTGGAGATGGTGATGAATGGAAACTGCCAGTTGTTGCATTTCAAGAAACAGAGATTAAAAAGGGAGAAAGAATTTGCCAATTTAAAATACAATTATCACAAAAAGCTACTATATGGCAAAAAATGAAATGGCTCTTTTCAAATGGAGTTAAGATTAAAAAAGTTAAATCTCTGAGTGGAACTAATAGAGGAGGATTTGGCTCCACTGGTAATGTATAATTTTAATGGAATATATTAGTATAATTATTATTTTTATTATTTTATTTATTATAATTTATTCTGGGAAGAAAAAGAGTAATAAAGAAAAATATTGTATTTCCTTCATGGAAACCTTTAATCTTACAGATATACCAATTATCACAATGTTTTCTGGAACAAATAAAATAAATTTTCTATTAGATACAGGTGCATCACAATCATTTATCTCTCAAAAAGCCTCTAAATATATTAATGGTATAGAAACTACTTGTGATTTAAGTCTTATATCAGCAAATGGAAGTGAAGAGTCTCATTGTAAAGTTGTTGAAACAATATTATCTTTTAAACATAGAAATTTTAAAGTAAAACTAACTGTAAATAAAAATTTAGATACTGCATTTTTTGATTTAAAAGAGAAGAAAGGCATAACTTTACATGGAATTTTGGGCTCAGACTTTTTCAATAAATATTCTTACATTATTGATTTTAAAAAATATGTTGCATATCCACAATAATGAGTCAAATATATTTAGTTACTGAGCAATCACAGTTATTTGATAATAATAATTATAAAATTATTGGTGTGGAGGAGTCTTTAGAGCTCCTCTCACCTTTAACTGTGGTTGGCCTTGATACTGAAACTGAAGGTTTAGACCCATATACTAAGAACCTTTTATCAGTTCAACTTGGATGTAATGATTTTCAAATTGTAATAGACTGCTCTACTATAAATATTCAACAATATAAGGAATATCTTGAGTCAGATAGGCTATTTATAGGGTGGAATTTAAAGTTTGATTTAAAGTTTTTATTTCATAAAAGAATAGTACCAAAAAGAGTTTATGATGGATTTCTTGCTGAAAAATTAATGTGGCTTGGCTACCCTGCTGGATTTCATTCTATGTCTCTAAAAACAGCTGGAGAAACTTATTGTAATATTGAGCTTGATAAATCTGTAAGAGGTCTAATTATATGGAAAGGATTAATTTCTGAAGTAATAGAGTATGCTGCATTAGATGTTAAATATCTTGAAGAAATAATGAATAAGCAGCTAATAGAACTTAATAAAAAGGGTTTAAATGTTGCTATTGATTATGAGAATAGATTTGTCCTTCCTCTTTCTTATATGGAATATTGTGGTGTAAAACTTGATGTTGAAAAATGGAAAGTTAAAATGCTACATGATAAAGAACGAGAGGAATTAGCAAAAAATGCTTGTAATAAATGGTTTATTTCTAATATAACTCAGGATAAATTTAAAGAGCTGTATAATAAGTATATTTTTGTAAATCTTCAAGGAGATTTATTTGAAGGTTTCAATACAGAGCCTCAAGTAAAATTAAATTGGAATAGTGCTAAACAGGTTGCTGAAATATTTAAAGCTTTTGGAGTTGATGTAGTTATAGAGGATAAAACAACAGGAAAAGGTAAAGACAGTATTGATGCAAAACAATTGAAGCCTCAGAAAGATAAATGTAGTTTAATTCCACTATATCTTGAATATAAAGAAGCTGTAAAAGTGACATCTACTTATGGTGAAAACTTTTTAAAACAGATAAATTGTAAAGGTAGAATATGTACTAATTACTCTCAATTAGGTGCAGATACTACAAGAATAACTTCAGGAGGAAAAGACAAGACTTCTCATACTGATTATTTAAATTTACTTAATCTTCCTGGTAATCCAGAAACAAGAGAATGTTTTTGTGCTGAAAACGGAAATAAATGGATAAGCATAGATTATTCAGGACAAGAAACTTATTTAATGGCATCCATAGCAGATGATAAGGCTATTATTAATGAACTCACAGAAGGCTCTGGAGATATTCATAGTTTAACAGCATACATAGCTTATCCTGAAATTCCAAGAGATACAAAAATTAAGGACATTAAAAAGCTATATCACAACTACAGACAAGAGGCCAAAGGGATAGAGTTCGCAATTAATTATGGAGGAACAGCTGATACTATAAGTAGAAATAAAGGAATCCCTATAGAAGAAGCTACTACTATCTATAATAATTATATGAAAGGATTTACTGGACTAAAAAAATATCAAGATTTTAGAAGAAAAGATTGGCTTAATAAAGGCTATATTCTCCTGAGTCATTTAACCGGACACAAAGCTTATATTTATGATTTTGACGAATTAAAAACTATTCAATCTAAATTCAACAATGAAGGTTTTTGGAGTTATTATAGAGAAATGAAAGCTTCTTGTCCTGATTGTGAAACAGTACAAAATGTAAGAAAGTTTTTTAAAAGAAAGTCTGCATCTGAGAAACAAAGTATTAACTACCCAATACAAGCAGCTGGCTCAATGTGTCTAAGAGTAAGCATGATAAACTTCTTTGAGTATTTAAGGAAAAATAACTTATTATTTAAAGTATTAATTTGTGTTGCCCCTTATGACGAAATAAATTGTGAAGCTCCAGCAGAAATAGCAGAAGATATAGCAAAAGTATTATATAATTGTATGGTAAAAGCAGGCTCTTATTTCTGTACAAAATGTAAATTAGATGCAGAAGTTTCCAGAGCAAAAGATGGTACTTTACCTACATTTTGGATTCATTAAATATGTGGATTATGTGGAAATCAAAAAGATATAAATGTATTAAAAGTTACTATATTGAAGATGTGTGTTTTGCAAAAGAAGGAGACATAGTAGATATTTATAAAGACATTACTAATAATCTGTTTGAATTGCATAATACTAAAACAGGACATTATATAAAATGTTACAATATTCCCACTGAGGAAATATTATTGAAATATTTTATAGATGAGGAGCCTAATAATAAACTTGAAGATTCTGTATCTCACCCCAAACATTATACCTCACATCCTTCAGGTATAGAATGTATAGTTATTACAAGACATTATTGTTTTTCTATTGGTAATGCTATTAAATACTTATGGAGAGCAGGACTTAAAAAAGATTCAAGCCTCAGTGATAAAGAAAAAGAAATTGAAGACTTGAATAAAGCTATTTGGTATATTAATGACAGAATAAAAGAACTTAAAAATGGGAATTAAATTCCGTAATAAAACTAAACTTAAAGCAACATTAGCTATGTTTAATAAACTTACAAGTTATTTATTTGAACAAGCTTATGATGAACTTGAATATTTTAGTAGAGAGCAAAAAGAAGCTGTTAAAAGAGCAGAACAAGCATTTCTTGAAGTTTTAAATAATAATTAAATGAAAGATATTATTAAGTTTTATAGCACTACCTGTGGCCCCTGTAAAGCTATGGGTAATATTCTTAAACAGTTAGAAGGAGTTAATATTATTGAAGCTGATATTGAGGATGAAAATACTCAAGAACTAATGGCTAAATATAAGGTAAGAACCATTCCTACTATTGTTATTAAAAATTCAGAAAGTGAAGAAGCTGAACATACATTAACTGGTGTTCACTCTCTTGAAGAAATTAAATCTTTATTGTCATGACATATTATATTGAAAATGCAAATAATGGCTGTATAGAAGCCATAGCTGGTTGTTATGAAGAGGCTCTTTCTATTCAGAATGACCTCTATTATGGTAATGTTGATACTTATATTAGACAGGTATGAAATTAATTAATCCTTCTGTGGAAATTATTCCACAAAAACCAAGTTTACAGGGTGTATATGAACAGATAGAGAGAGCTGCTAGAGTTTGCTATAAATCTGAAGGCTTGATACAATATGATAAAAATGGTAATTCTACTACAGCTAAGGAGTTTGTAAATAAGATAGTAAATGTAAAAAAACACCGCAGTGTTGCAGAGCATGGTACTGTTTATTTAAAAGTTCCAATGAATATAGTTACTAGTGCTTTAGCAGAGTCTGTTTGGGAAATGCTTAATAATAACAAGTGGACTAAACATGATTGTAATAGTAACTATTATTACTATAGTACAAACTATAGAGTATTATTAGAAAATGATGCTCTAGATGTATTAGAGTATCTTTGTGAACCTACAGAATTTCATGAAAAAAGAGTTACTGTAAGAGTTAAATGTCCTATTTCAGTATCAAGAGAGTGGAATAGGCATAGAGACCTTTGTAAAACATCTGAAGAGGATTCTCAATATTTTAGTCCTAGTGAACAGAGTACAAGATATTGTAATTATAGTAAAGATAAATTTAATAATGAAATTCAATGTACTATACCTTCTAAGTGTAATCATATGATAGAAGGTAATAGTTATGATTGGGAATTAGTTAATAAATATGATATTAAGCAAACTGAAGGTTTTTCATCTGCTGAAGAATCTTTAATTAAAACTTGGTGCTATAGTGAATTTCAATATATGAAGATGATAGCAGAGGGCTGTAAACCTGAAGAAGCTAGAGAGGTTCTTACTTTATGTACAGCTACTGAGGTAGTATATACAGGTTTTGTAAGTGATTGGAAACATTTCTTTGAACTAAGAACTGCTGAAAATGCTCATCCTGATATAAGAGAATTAGCTATAAAATTGCAGAAGCAGTTTAAAGAAAAGGACTTAATATGAGAGCTTTTAATGTTATCATAGAAGATTTTAACAAAAAGGAATTCATTCCTTATAATGTTATGCCTTATTTTGAAAAGTGTTATAAAGAGGCCAAAGAAAAACCTGTAACACTTGAAGAATGTACTAAATTTATAGATAGTAAAGCTAAATATAGATTTTGGAGTAGGTGTGAATATGAAATAGTTCTTACAAGTTTTCCTTCAGGCAGGATTAAAGAAAAGATTGATGTATATTCACAAATAAAACTAAATCTTGGAGTTATAACTGAACTATTTATGGAAGATTTAAAAATTAAAAAGAAATGAGCTTAGACATTTATTTATTAAAACATAAAGTTAAAAATGATGCTGAAGATTATAATTCAGATGATGAATTATATTGGGCCAATATCACTCATAATTTAGGTGAAATGGCTCATGTAGCAGGATTTTATAGAGCTTTATGGAGGCCTGAAGAAATGGGTATTACTACTGCTAAGGAGCTTACTCCTTATATAAAGAAAGGTATTATCCAATTAATTAAACATCCCGAAACTTTTAAAGTATACGATAGTCCAAATGGCTGGGGAACATATGACAATTTCCTGCCGTGGCTTACAAAATTACTTGTTGAGTTGTATAAATATCCTGAAGCTTATGTTTATGCTTCAAGATAAATAGTTTATAATCATCACTTAGGGAGAGACTAATACCTCTCCCTAATTTTTTTTTAACTTACCTAAAATTATCAATAAACCATTTGGCTGTATTGATAAAATTACTTACCTTTGCATTAAAATTTAACTAATCACCATTATGAGTAAAACTTGTTATATACCTTTAAAAGGTGTAGATGATGTAATAGCAAATGAACTTGGCTGGTCATGCAGTAATGATAAAGGAGAAAGAGTTCCTGATGTATTTAGAGTAGCCAGCTTAAGAGCAATGTATGATGAAAGCCATAAAACTCCCCTTAATGTAGATAATTTAGGGGAAACTATGAGTACACTTAAAGTTTTTGCTAGTGACATTGCAAAAGTAAATGTTTCCAAAATTAATATTGCCAGTAGTCACTTATCCACATCATATGCTAAATTAAGAAGTTCTTTTGGTTATCAGGAAAGAAATGATAGAGTAGTAATGATAGCAAGTTACTTTTCTGCAGTTCTTGATGATTTACAAAAAAGATACCCTAATGTACCAAGAAGAGCTTTAATTGAAGGATTTAAGAATAAAGATGGCATTCAAATAGGAGGACAAGCTGCCATATTTGAAGAAGTTTATAATAGACTACTCCATAATAGAGCTAATTATTATTTTGGAAGTCAACTCCAAAGCCTTGCAGCAGACACAAGAGAAACTTGTTCTAAAAGATTTGATGCTCTAAGTAAATTATTAACACCTGACATATTTTCATTAGTAGTATCAAGAGCAAGATTTGTTTTAAGAGACACTGAAGGAATAATCCTTGGTCAAACCTTAGATTATGTAGCAGATGCTAATATAGAAAATTATGAAGAAACCCTTCAAGAGGAATGGGATGCTTCAGAGTCAAAAAGAGAAGGTTGGCAAGAACATACTGATGAAACTTCTGCATTGGGTTCAGTTGGCCAGCAGGTTAGAAAGTTTCTGAGCACTATTCCATTAATGAAATATGATACAACTGGAAGTCTTGAAAATGGAGATGTTAAGCTGACTGCAGTAGAAGATACTGATGATTTAGGCTGTACAAGATATATTGACCCTGCATCAGCCCATTCCCAATTAATAGAATTACTCAGAGGGGTACAGGATGAGGATGAGGTTGTATCAATGTTGATGAATGATAATGGAGAGCCTAAAGAATTATGGTTAGCTCCTGTAGTCAAAGCTTTACAAGAAAATCCTCAACTTAGAACTCAATTCTTTGTTGACTTTAAAAAGAACTTTCAGCCCTATTCTATATTTCAGGAGGACAAAACAAGAAGTAAAAAAGCAGGGTCTAAATTTTATATAACAAAAGTTATAAATAGAATTCAAGGATTTTTAAATAGCTCTTATACTTTTAGAATTACATCAGGAAAGAAGATAAATAATTCTTCCATATTTAATGATGGTTCTGTCGGAAAACCAGGAACTGTTAACTGGCAAAATATGGCAGCACTTAGAGATAAAGTGCACACGTGGGTATATGAATCTGATAGTACTAACTTATTTAAGCCTAATACTTCCAAGCTTCTTACAAAATCCAAAAATGCTGAAGATAAATCTGAAAAGGTAAGGTTTTTAATGGAAGTTTTTGCTGCTATGGGTATTGAAGCAACTTTACCAGCAGTAGAAAAAATTGTATCTTCTAATGATATATATAAAGTTCATAAGATATTAAGTGATTATTTTGATATTCAAGGTGCTACTGGTATAAGTCTTGTTTTATCTAATGATAATGCTACAGCATGGGCAAATAAAGAGTATGATAAAATGTCTGATATGCCTTTTAAAACACTGTATAATTCCAAACAAAAGACTGCAGATGGAAAGGCAAAACTTAGAGAACATACAGAAAAATTACTTGACATAGTTAGTAGGCAACAAGAAGGACTAAGACTTGAAAATAGGTGCAGACATGGTGATAAAACACTATTTTCCGAGGTTGCTCCCTCATATCTTGGTGACAAACTTGAAAGAATTAAATCTTATGTTAGAACTAATAACAAAAAAGGACTAAGAGATTATTTACTTGCAGAGTACTGTGATAATAGCTTCTTTGCTGAAAGAGATGCTAATGGAAATGTAACTCATGTTTATAGTTTTTGGGTACAAGCATTATTAGATTGCTGTGATACTCCTGAGAAAATTCAGCTTCAAGACACTTTTGCAGGGCAATTCGACTTTGAAAGAGATTTAGGTAATGTAGACCAACCTTTTGAGGATTTCACAAGTCAAACTCATTGCATTGACATGCTTATTAGATACCATGCTGATGCAGTTCAAAATAAATCATTTAAAACTGCAAAAGAATGGACTGATTCAAGAGGCATAAAACATACTAATAATGTTAGAACAGCAAGTGCTTTATATCCAGTATTTGTATTAGGAGACAGTGGTGTTAGTAAATATGTAAGAGCTCCAAGAATTCAGGAAGATAATGGTAAATGGGGTGAAAAATCTAAAGAAAAGATAGTTGACCTTCTTTATGAAGTTTTTAAACAAGAAGAAAGAAGGAAAATTCTTGTTCAAAGAATGAATGATAAACTTGCTTTAGATGGTCATAAGCCTGTCCAATCTTCTGATAAATATAGTGTTTTGGTTTTTCTTAATGAAAAAGAATATCAATTACCTACTAATTATCAAGAAAGTGATGTAAAAGCAGTCATTAGAAGGTATATGGATAATGCAACTAAAGAGTTTATCCAGAAAGCAAGTAATTTAGGTGTTTTAGATGAGCAATTAACTAAGGATGATAAACCTACTGGTAAGTTAAAACATTTAAATCAACTTGGTACCCCCCAAACTATTAATTCTGCTATTGAAGATTTCTTTTGGAACACTAAACTTGCAACTATAAATCAGTTGCAAATGATGACAATTGACCCCTCCTTCTACCAAAATACTAAAGATTTGCAAAAAAGATATAAGGAAATTCATGCTCCTGGAAGTAAACTAAGTCTTAAAGCCAGAAACATATATAAAGAAGGCAATCCTTATTTTAACTGTGATGAAAATGGTGTTCCCCAACCTGAAAGATGTGTTTATTTTGATGATATTGAAGTAAATGCTGAGAATGAAAATGCAGCTTTCATGAGGGCAATTGCCTATAATGAAGGTATAAAAATAGTAGGAGAAAATGCCAGTGTAGAAGATATAATTAATGCTGGCAAGAAAACATGGGTATATAAAAAATATAAGAGTTGTAGTCTTACTGATGGCCAAGGTTATAGAACTTTAGAATCATACAGAAAGGTTCTTGGAATGGCAGGAAAGTGGACACAAGAAATGGAAAATGTCTATGACGAAATAATGACTCTCCGAGAAAAATATGGTAAAAGAGTGCCAAAAGAAGGAGATGCAGATTTCAAAGATTATATGTCAAGGCTTGCTTCTATTTCTAGTAAGGCAGTTGTATTTCAGCCAATAAAGCCTTATATGTTTACTCATGAAATATTCACTATAAATTCAGGGGATGCTAATACAGCTCCTGATAAGATGCTAATTCCTGTACAGCATAAATATGCAGAAGCTGTCCTTATCCCTGAGTTACTCCCCGAGGATAGTAGACTTAGAGATATGGCATATTGGATGGATGAACATGTTGAGACTGACCCTACAACAGGTAAATCAAAGAAATCTCCTATTGACTTGGTATGTGCTTCTACAGTAGTCAAAGTTGGTGGTTTTGGTGCTGCTAAAATACATGATGCTACAACATCAGAAGAATTTACTGCAGCATTAGAAGGTGGCTATGTTCATCAATTAGACTATGAAGATTATAGAATCCAAACTAATGTTCCTGAGCATATTAATGGCTCTCAGTTGTTTGGAACTCAGGTGAGAAAATTAATAATGTCTCGTCTTAATCTTACAGGAACTAAAACTTATAATTATCTTAAAAATTTAAGAAAGTCCCCACAAACTGTTAATCTTGGTGGGAAATGGAAAAAGGTAAATGCTCAAGAACTTAATGGTAGAAATCTTCTTGCTCTTTACAATAGTTTAATTGTTTCTAATATAGTAGATAGCTATGAAGAGTTTGAAAGAGAAATTGGTAATATAGACAATCTTGCAGATAAATTATTACAATCTGTTCTTTCTAATAGCAGAGAGTCAATGGATAATCTACTGTCATACTCTGTTACTGGAGATGCTAAATTCTTAATGCCAATATTTGAAGGAGCATTAGAGCATGATTCTGCTGCATTACTTCTTAGTATATTCAAAAAGAAGGTTAATAAACAAGCAATTAAAGGAGGTTCTGCTGTTCAGGTAAGTGCCTTTGGTATTACTGCCAAAAAGACTAGTGGAGACCTTGAATATGTTCTTGACCCTAATAATAAAAATAATATTTTATACTGTGAATGTGAGATACCATTTAATTTAAATTATTATGACGTCGCATCTAAAAGAACTGTTTCATTAGACTATGATGACTATTGTGAGCAGAATGGAGAATTAAAAGTAGGTAAATTTCTTGAAGAAGATGACCCTGAATATAATAGGTATCTTAGTTATGTAAAAGATGGTAAAGTATATAAGCCTAAAATTGAAATAGATTATCCTGATATACTTAGTCTTATTGCATATAGAATTCCTACTGAAAGAGCATACTCAATGATTAATCTCAAGGTTAAAAGATTTAGTAGACCTACTGCTGGTGGAACTATTAAAGTTCCCAGTGAAGGTACTACTATTGCAGGTTTTGACTTTGATATTGATAAGCTCTATTTCATGAGAAGGGAGTATAGAAAACATACTATTAATTCTCAATATGATGAGGCATATTTTAATAAAGAAGACAGAGCTTATATATTTGAAAGAATTTATACAGAACATCCTGAAATTCAAAAGGCACTTAATTTAGAAAGAAGTAAGCATCCTTTTAGTAATGCACCACTTCATTCCTATTGGAAAGATGCAAGAATTGAAGAAAGATTTGGATATTCTAAGAATGAACTCTTTGAATATATAGCTAAAGAGGATGATATTGAACCTGAAACTGTTGTATCTGATGATGCTCAAGAGTATTTTGAAGATTATGACTTTGATAAAACTCCCGAGCAGAATTCAAGAGCTGCTAGAAATAATCTACTTATAGATTTAATGCAAGCTAGGCTGAGTGACCCTGAGACATTTTCAGAAAGATATACTCCAGGTGGATTTGAGAATGCAAGAAAGGCTGCTAGAAAAATAAGAGAGCTTATTTTTGGAAAGCTTGATGGTCTAAAGGGTTCTGGTGTAATGGCAGAACTTGAAAGGAGATATAATGATAAGTCTGTTGAAGACCCTGAGCCTAATTATGACCCTACTGACCCTATGACCATTATTAACTATAATCAGCAAAATCAAGTAGCAGGGAAACTTATTGGTATATTTGCAAATCAAAATACCAATCATGCCTTTGCTTCTTCAATGAGCAAATTTGTAGTTAAACCTAATTCTCTTATAGAATTTGCAGGTCATACTTTTAAAGAAGAAGGAGTGGGAGGAGATTTTCTTAATGCTCCTCATAGAAAGGATGGTCAAAATGATGTAGACCTTTATATTGCAGAACTTCTTGCAGCCTCAGTAGATGCTGTAAAAGACCCTGTTCTTAACTTCTTGAATCTTAATATTTATACTGCAGATACTGGTGCTACTCTAATGAGACTTGGCTATACTGCAGAAGAAGTTGGGTTACTCTTTAATCAACCTGTAATTAAACAATTATGTGATAGATGTGCTAATGAAAATTCAAATATTAATAAAGAAATAGATGCTTTAGTTAATCATCTTGAAGGTATTGTTGGCCCAAATAAAGTATCTGTAGATTTAAGTACTGAATTTTTAGCAAACACTATTATAGAAAATAGAGAAGCTTTAGCAAATGGAGATACTGGATATGTAGACAAACATGCAGCTGAACAATTAGCTGTATTAAAGATGTTTGAAAAAGCATTGAAAGTAGCCAATGATGTTTCTTTATTTATCACTAATACTAAATTCACTGCTTCTAATGCTGTTGGCTCTACATTTGGAGAAATGTATGCCCAGCAATTAAGAGTAAATGATTATGTTGCTAAATTTGTACAAGATAAGAATAATAGAGACAAGAAAAATGTAAAAGATGTTCTTTCAATAGACATGGAAGTTGTTCAAGGTAATCCTACACTTGACTCTATAGAAGACCCCATTAGTGATAGGGAAGACCTTCTTAGTATGAGTAAAGAGGAGTATATGGATAAATTAAGAATGAATCCATTTGCCTATGAACAAGCCATGTATGATATGAATAGAAAAGCAATAAATTTATTAGCTCCTAAAGATAAGAAAAAGAAAGCCTATTATCCTTATGGAAGGCAAATGTATGTAAATGCAAGAGCTGCCCTTAGAGACCTTTCAGATTATAATCTTGACGGAGAAACTATTGATGCTACTCATAGAGACCTACTTGTATATTTAATGGCTAACCAAGAAAACTCAGTATTCTGTGGTGAACAAAAGTATATTAAAAATGGGGAAAAGACAAAAATGTCTAATAGACAATATTATGAAACTCAGTTTGTTCAAGACTTATATAGTTTTCTTGAAATTCATCCTGAGTTATTGGAGTTGCCCATTTTTAAATACCTTAGACCTGAAGAAATTACAGATGAAGAGGGTAAAACTATTGGTTATAATATTAAAGTACAAGATATAGGCGGAATTGACCCCACTACAAAAGAGCTTATTAAAGAAAGTTGGGCAGCTTTGGTTGCTACTGATGAAAATGGCAGATTTTTAAATCCTGAATTTGCACAAATAGCTAAGGATTTATTTATATGGAATTTTTATAAGTTAGGATTTGATTTTAGTCCACTTTCCTTTATGAATCTTGCTCCCACTGCTGTTAAAGAAGTTATTGAGGTTAGAAGAAGCCATAGTATTCCAGTTAATAAATATACTAAATGTACACCAGGCACTAATGATGTATATGTATTTTATCCAGGAAATGCAGAAAATGCTCAAACTGCATGGGAAGACTATGGTTTTGAGAATGGAGTAGATGAAGGATTTATTGGAGATGCTTATTCACTACCTCTTAGAGATTCTTCTGGCAAACTTCAAGCAGATGCCTTTAAAGCCCTGTGTATAACTGCTAAAAGTAACTCTGATAGAATCTTTAAAATACAGGAGAATTTAACACAAGAAGACCTTGATGAGATGACAGATGCTAAAGTGGATATTCCAAGTAATATTCAATTTAGTGAAGAAAATGTACAGCAGTTAGATTGGTCTCATGTAAATTATGGAGTTAATAGAAGCTATCAAGAGTTTTTAAATGAAATTCTTGATGGAACTAATGAATCTGCGGACATTAGAGACTTCTCAAAGCAATTTCTACTTAATCATCTCGATAATTGGAGATTTGTTTTAAATACTTCTGTTGAGCACTTATCTAAGTTTATCCATGATAAAGTTAAGCCAACAAGTTATGGGCAGTATAAAGAAAGAATTGTAATAGATTTAAATGGAGCTGCTAATAACTCATTTGGAGAAGATGATAAAGTAAGTAAAGCTTTTGTAAAAGTTGCATGGGGGCCTGAAGGTATTGTTGCTGCTAAGTGGAAACCACTATTAAAAATAGGTGATGCTTATTATATAGCAGATGGAGAATATGGTTTTAACATTAATAAATCTCTACGTATGGAATATAAATTAGTAAAACCACAAGGCTCAAAAGGCAAATCTCTTATGTATAAATCTGGTATAGAAGAAGCTCCAGTAGAAAACAGAGATACTACTCAGCCAACAACTAATACTCCTACTCCTGAGGCTCCTAAAACAGATGAATTAGATAGATTTGCAAACCTAACAATAGAGCAATTACATAAAATAATTGACTATAATATGTTAGAAAGTATGAAAGACCTCAGAGATGACAAGGGAGTTTACACTACTGAGCAGAAATTAGAAACTATTGAAAATTATAAACAAGCAGAAGGTTTCTATTCGATGAGTAAAAAAGAATTAATTAACTATATAAATGAAGTTAGAAATCAAGCCAGGGCAAAGGGAGTAATATTCCTTGATGAAAATGGTAATCCTGAACAAAGTTGTTAAAAATTAAATTTCAAATATGGGTAACAGTTGTTTAGTTAAAACTCATGTTAGAAATTCAAAAGGAAATATGGTAGAAAGTAGGTTATTTAATGACCTACTTTCCTACCTTCCCAGTAGAGAATCTGCAAAAGAGTATTATGCAGTTGGAACTAATGATGAATTTCTAAATGAAGTAAAAAAAGAAGCTAAATTTGATGAAAATGGAGAGATAACCTTTAACTCTCTTAGGAAATTATCTGGGATGAATATCTCAGAGGAGGAAATGCTTGATAAACTCAATAAAGAAATAGGAGCTGGTACTATGGATTATCAAAAAGCTATTTCTAAAGTAACTGAGTTTAATAAAAGTAGTCAATTTAATGATTCTTATTTAGCCACTATTAGCTACGATAAAGGCCAATACAATCTCTCTGTAATACCTAAAACAGCAAGTAATATTGCAGAATTACAAAGAACTATTGAAAGGCAGGAATTAAAGGAAAAACTTCTTGCAAAACTAAAATCTCATGGTGTAAGTGTTACATTTACTGAGGAAGCAAACCAAAGTAGATATAGTACTATAAATGTAGAACAAGCTGCAAATGGAATGTATAACCTCATTCAAATATCTCATGGGGAACATATGGCAAGTGACTTGGCAGAAGAAGCAGGTCACTTTGCAGTTGCTGCTCTTGGCCATAATCCTCTTGTAAGTAGGTTAACTAATTTACTTAGTGAGAGTGTAAGAAGAGAAATTCTTGGAGAAGAATATAATTCTAAAGACTTGGGTATAAATCCAAGAAGAGAAATTGCTGGTATGCTTGTTGGACAGGCATTGGAAAGACAATTAAGTGCTACTACTCCATGGCAAAAGATGGCTAATAGAATAGCAGATTTAGCTAAATCTCTATTTGCAAAATTTAGTGGAAATGATATTAGAATTGCAAGAGAACAGGCCAATAAGATAGCAAGAAATATTGCAAGTGGATTCCTTTCTGATAATTTTGAAGGCAATATAGCAAATGCTTTGGATTATAAAGAAACCTTAAAGCATGCAGAACTTCCTTACAATGTTAAAGTTTTCAAGCAAACTGTAGATGCTCTTGGAAGTATGGCTAAAGAATTATCTGCAATAGCAGAAGATGATTTCTCAAAACAAATAACTTCCTTTTTAGCAGCTGGTTTAAAAGATAGGGATAATGTAATAACTGACCCCACTGTTGATTCAGAACTAGTAGCTTTCCAGGGATTATGCCAAATTCTTTCAGATATTTCAGATTTACTTGGGCCAGATAAAGAAATTGACAGGTTATTAAATTCTGTTGATTTTAATAATCCAACTGATTTTTATGAAAGGATGCCTGAACACGGTGAAGCTTTAAGAAAGGTAAGAACATTTGTAGCTAATGCAGCAAATATTGCAAGCATACTTCAAAATGCAATAGATTGTATTGACCATAAGTTAGTGCTTCCTTCGGGCCAAACATTAAATAATGCTTATTTTAAGAATGTATTGCAACAAAATGAGCATATTGATTTTAGAACTACACTTAGAGATTTAAAAGTAGCAATAGCACAAACAGACAGTAAACTTCAATCTAGAGAAAATGCTTATTTCTGCAGATTTTGTGAAGATACATATGGAAGTAAGTATGTTAATACTGTTGCTCAAATAATTTGGAAAAAACATAGTTTAAGTGTAACTGTCAAACCTATGGAAAGAGCTGAGTTTTCAAGTTTAATAACAAATCTTGAAGATGATATTAATATTTTCCATAGATTTATAGGCTCAATGTCTAATAATCCTGATGTTACTGGACAAGTTATTGATAAAGTAGTTAAAGCTGCTAATAAAATGGCAGATGATAGAACTATTAAATATCAAGAAAGGCTAATAGATATTGAGGAGAGAATGAGAAAGCAGTACCATTTTAAAAGGGGACATACTGAAATGCTCTATGAAAAGAGTGATGATGGTGGCTGGACAGGAAATTTAATTACTCCTCCAGATAAAAATATAAGAGACCCAAATACACAAGAAATGTGTGCTGTAAATTATGGTAAATGGGAAAAAGCAAGAGAAGAGTTTAAGAAGCAATGTTGGGAAGAGTTTAAAACTAAATACCCTAATTGGGAATCTTGGAGTGGATTTACACGAGGTTATAATTGGAATGAATTTTATAGAAACAAATATAAGCAGTGGAACAAAGAGAACTCTACAAAAGTCCCAATTACTGATAATGCTGGAAATACTATTGGAACAGAATGGAGGCCTAATTATAAATATAAATCAACTCAATTTGATGAGTTAACAAAAAAATATCCAGGAATACAAACATATTTAGCTGAGTTAACTCAGATTAAAAAGGAGTTAGATGATTTACTTCCAATGGGGGCTAATCATAGTTGGAGAGCTCCCCAATTTAAAGGCACTTTTATGAATAAAGTGCAAAATAAAAATATGCTTATGTCCAAAGGCAAAGCATATAGAAAGTCAATTAGAGACACTCTTCTTGAAACTTTTTGTGAGTCTAGTGAAGACACAGATTATGGAAGTTTGAATGAAATGACTAATCCTAAGGATGAACTCATGGGTACTCCATTGGATTTTGAAAAAGAAAAACCACATAGACTTCCTTTATTTGGTATAAATAAGCTTGAAGATATGACTCAACTGTCTACTGATATATTTCATAGCTTGTTATCTTATGCTTCTATGGCAAGTAGCTATAATGCATTAGATAAAGTTGTAGATGCAATTGAAGTGGGCAAAGCTGCACTTGAAAATAGACACATACATATCAATGGTAAAGATGAGCAGGAAAGAGTAGCAATGAAAAAATCTAGAGCTTATACTAGATTTTTAAAATACTTAGATAGGCAAGTCTACGGAATAAGTGCTACACATTATGGTATTACTTTATTTGGCCATAAAGTATTATTAAATAAATGTATAGGGTTAATAAATAGATTAGGCTCTTTCATTTATCTTGCAGGTAATGTTTTAGGTGGCTGGGTTAATACAGGAACTGGTTTTATTGAAATATTTAAAGAAGCAATGGCTGCTGAATATTTTTCACCAAGAGACTGGTGGAATGCAAATGTTGAATATTTTAAATATATAATACCTAATTTGTGTCAGCCTGCATTCTTTAGAAAAAATGATAAAATGTCTCTCTTTAATCAATACTTCAATACCAGAGGAGATAATAGGGAGAAATTCAGAAGTAGATATGGGAGAAGGTCATGGCTAGCAAGGTCACTAAATACAACTATATATTTCCCATACTCTTCAGGTGACCATTATATGCAGTCTATGTCTTATATAGCCATAGCAAAAGGGACTCACTTATATAGTGCTAATGGTAAAAGGAAGTCACAAAATCTTTGGGATTCCTATAAAAGAACCAAAGATAAAGTAAATGAAGGCAGCTCTCAAGATAGAGAATTAGAGGCATACACTCTTGGATTTGATGGTTTATTATTAACATCTGCAACAGGAGTTGATGGTGTTAGTTTTGATAAACTGGAAAAGAATGATGTATGGTTGAAAAAATCTAGTGATAGAGCTGAATATAATATGATGAAGGGGATTCTTGGTAAAGTAGAACAAGCAATAGGCTCTCCTATTTTAGGCCTATCTTTAACTCAAGAGGAAAAAGATTACCTTGCATCTAAGAGTCTTGGAGTTGGTGATTTATATAAAATAAAAACCCAAATGCAAAATGATATTTATAAAATGATTTGGACTAAAGCAGATGAAACTGCTTTTATGGATAAATCAAGAGAAATAAATAACAGAATGCATGGTATTTATAATAATCAGGATAAGACTGCATGGCATAATAATTGGTACACTAATGCTTATTTATCAATGAAAGGTTATGCACTTGGATTGATGGAAAGAAGATTTTCAAATGCTCATCATAGTACAGCTTTGGGAATTGATGTTGAAGGTAGTCTTGTTACTATGTCCAAGTTATGGCTTAGTGCTATCTCAAAAGAAGTAAATACCACTTTTAAAGATGCTGCAGCTGCCACTCTCTGTGGGCCATTCATGTCAGATAAGGTAAAGCAAAGATTAAAAGATGCTGGATTCTCAGACTTCCAGGTTGCTAATACAAGGAGGAATTGGATGGATTATATGTTTATAATCCTACTTTATACTTTAAAATGTGCTCTCACTCCTCCAGACAAGGATGATGATGAGGAACCTGAAGATGTTGCATCTGGACTTGGTTATTACTTTGCAACAAGGTTACTTAGAGAGCAATCTGCATATAATATTCCTCAAGGAATTAAAACAGAATCTAATTCTATTATGGATTTAGTCCCAGTTGGATTTAATGCCCTATTTGACTTAGGCTCTCTTTCCCATGAAATGTGGGGAGCTGCTACTGGAGATGAAGAAGATTCTGATTTCTTTTATCAAAGAGACCATCCTAATGGAAAGTATTATCAATATGAACCTAAATATGAAAATCATGTAATAAGAATGATTCCATATTGGAAAAGTATATATAATTTAAATAATCCATATGAAGCAACTGAATCTTATGAATTTGGAAGTAAGTTGAAAAGAAGATAATATAAACAAAAAGCCAGAGAGGTATATCCTCCCTGGCTTTCTTTTTTTGTTATTTAGATACAATCCATATATTCTTTTTGTTCCTTAGAAGTTAAATTATTCCAGTCTTTAATATTCCTAACTCCTCTTTCTCTTAAACTTCTTTTTTGCTTAGCAGTAAATTGAGTATAATCATAATTACTTGAAGTAGCTACTCTGGGAGGGGCACTTACTGGTTGACCATTTTCTATGGGCTTTAACCTATCCAATTGTCCCAATAGAGGGTCTTCAAATGGCTTTCTTTCTATAACCTCAGTTTCAACACTTGTAGGTTTAGCTCCCCCAATTTCATTTTCAATTACTGCCTTTTCTGCATCAGTTAATTTATTCCATCTAATGTTAAGTGGAGTATAAGGAAGAGGAACTTGCATATCAAGAGTAGTTTTATATAAAACAGGTGTAGCACCTTTAAATTCTACTCCATCTGCCATTAATTGATAATATCTTGGGTCATCCTGAGAAACTGTAGAATCTTCTTTTTTTGAATATTCTACTTTACCATATTTAGTACCTTTAGGGTCATCATATTTAACTGATATTGGAATAACTTTTAAATTTTCATCAGAAACATTTATTCCATATGATTGCATTAATAAATCTTTATATAAAGATACTTGCCTTGCCCATTTATCTCTCCTTTCTAATATTTTCTTAGTAGATAAGTTATGGACAGTTTTCATATCAAATATATAAAAATTACCAGCAGCATCATATCCTAATAAGTCTATTGTTCCTGCAACTGGAATTTTATGTTTTTGTCCCTTATCGTCAGTTACTGTTACTTCTCCTTTAACAGTCATATTATTTGAGACAATATTTATTCCTGAAGCATCTAAAGAAGCTTTTAATTTTTCCAGCTGAGTTACAAAACTTTGAAGCTGTTCCTCCGTTGCATTTGGATACCTTTGAGCCAAGTTCTCTTTTGAGAAATTTCCTGCAAAAAAGTCTCTAACAAGCATATCAAACCCAGTTCCTATATTAGTTGATGGGGTTATCCATGAGGTATCTTCAAATGTTTCTCCATTCTCATCAGCTTGTATTATAGAAGTTACTCTTGCATACCTTTTTACAACTTTTGGCTCTTTTCCTGGCTCTGAATCATCTAATAATTCATAATACTTCTCGTCATCTGAAAGTCTTAATTTTTTAGAATCTTCTGCAATTTTCTTAGTAACTGCTTCAGCATTTTTAGCAGCAGGACTAGTTAGTGGAGCAGGGCTTCCTTCAAGAGTTGTTCCTGTTCCTGGGTCTACAAGAGCTCCATTTGATGTGGTTGCAGCTGGCCCTGATGTAGGTCTATCTCCTGAAGGACTTGAAGCATTGTCAGAGTTTGCAACAATAGGAGGAAAGTTTCTAGGCTCACCTTCATTGGTAAATGGGGACTCCATTCTAATAGCATAAGGCATATATTGTAAAGCATCTGCAGCTATATCAAATACTCCATCATCTACCCACATTTGCACTTCTGAAAGTGCCTTATCTTGTTTACCAGGAACTTTACCTTTTATTATATCTAGATTTACATAGTTAATTTGCCAAGTTAAAAAGTCTCTTACATTACCAGAACTATCTAATAAAAGATTTGATATAAATTCTTTTCCAAAAGCTTTTGTATCTGTATTCTTTCCAATAGAACCTAATTGTATTTGTGGCTTACTTTCATTTACATTATCAAGAGTTATATTAAAAACTATCTCTCCAGTAGATTGAGCTCTTTCTACATCAAATGTAACTTTAAAATCATATCCTGCATCTCCTTTAAGATAAACAAAGTCAGTTACTTTTCCTTTAAGAAATGCCTCTATTTTACTTGCTACATTATCAAATTCAGTACTATCAGCATTTAACTCAGGTATAAGTTGCTGAGCTTTTTCTAATACATCATAGTATAATCTACTTGTTCTACTATTAAATTCAATAATGTCTTCAGGATTATTACTTTGGGCTGCTTGTTGAATAGATAAACCATTTACACCTGTAGTTTCGGCTATAGACTTTCTAATAATAATACTTGGACTACCTCCACCATCTTTTAAATTATCGGGCTTATACCATAGTTCTAATTTACCATTCTTTTGATTTAATTGAGTAAATAATCCAGAAATAAAATTACCCCTTGCTCTTACATATGCAGGCTCTTTAATTCTCTGAAGATAGGGTAAAGCATTTAATCTTTGTTGCTCCTCTTTAGATAGAGTCTCTATAATAAGTTGATGTACAGAACTATTGTTATTAACACCATTTTGCCTATTTTGGTCAGGATGATGTGCTCTAACAGCTCCCTTTTGGCCATAAGCTCTTGTTGTAACAGGCTTTCCATCCTTATTTCTAACTAAATGAACTCCTTCATCATTAGAACTTAACTCTCTAACTGGAATCATCCTATTACTTCCCTGCATGGTGGCACCATTATTTGGCATTACCCCAATTGGTTGATACTTTTTACCTTCTATTTCTATTGGGCCATTCTCACTTTCAACTACTGCTATTACAGGTTTCATGGAGTTTCTATATTTATCCCCCATTTCACTCATACAGAGCGTAGTTAACTCAGAGTCAGTGAAAAAGAATATTTCAGTATCATTACTAAAGCTATGACTTCTTATAAAATCTTCTATTCCATATTTATCATATAATTTAGTAACCCAGCTATCAGGATGGTTCTTTCTATAGTTTTCAATGTCTATTGTAGACATTGTTGCAGCATTGGCATTTGGGGGAGGGGTTTCCTTTTCAGCAGTATCTGTTGTAGGAGCAGTTCTTGAATTTGACCTAGTTAAATTAGTAACAACCATTGATAATAATTTACTTACTGCTTCATTGTTATTATCATCAGCAGACAGTGACTTAATAGTATCACTAAGTTTAGAAATTTCATCTATAAAGTCATCTACTGTTTCAAAGTCATAAGTTTCAGAATTATCAAGAGTCATCAACTGCTTAATTGCTTCTTCTTTTATTTCTTGTGTAAAGCTACTGGCATTAATAATGTCAATAGCTACACCAGCCATTTCTGCAATCTTTTTATTTCCAGTTGTTTCAAATGGTTTAGGAGAATCAACTCTATTTCCAGCTCCATCAATTTGTCCCCCACTCGGGGAGTCATATCCTATATCCCAAATTGATTTAGGTTGAGGAGAAGGATTTCCTCCGTTATCTTGTGGTGATGGAGTTGGGGTAGGAGAGGGACTTGGAGCAGGACTGGGAGTAGGTGTTGGTGATGGGGATGGTGTGGGCCTATTATCCTCAGGAGAAGTAGTTGATACAGGTACATCTCTGTTTATTTGTGCAGTTTCTCCATCTTGTTTTAGCTTACTTTGAAGAGCTTTCTTATAATTAGTAATTACTTGTCCTGTAGATGTAAATACTGTCTTAGTTTGTTCAGGATGAGAATCATTCATCCTTTCTACATAATCTCTAAACTTATTATCTCCTCTTTCATTCTGTTCAATTAAAGCAGCCACTACTTGGTCTAAATCTTCCAAATCTACTTCTTGATTTTGAAGATAGTTAAGAGTATGCATGAACAAGCTGACATCATTAGATGTCATGTCTTGACTTAATTCATCATTAGTAATAGTATCTACAAGTTTCTCTGCAACTTCTCTTTTTTGCTTATATTTTTCCCAATTTTCATTATCTGAGTCTCTTAGAGTTCTCATTATAAGGTCTCTTTCTTGAAAACTTGAGTTAGTAAGAACTCTATCCATTTCATCAGCAAACTCAGTGTAGCTTTGAATATTATTAATATGTTCAGCTCTGAGTTTTATTCTGCCTAACTGAGCATTTAACTTTGCCGCTCTTACATAGTTTTGATAAGCATCTGGGTCAGAAAGAATAGCTCTTTTTTGAGCATAGAAAGTTTCAATAGAGGCCTGCATTCTTCCCATATCTACAACCTTATCAAGGAAATTAGCATCTTGAGCCATTCCCTGCTGTATTAAATTATCAATAACAGCTTGTTGCTCATCTGAATAGAACTGTCTTGTTTCAGGTCTATTTTCTTTTAACTCATGTTTAAGCTGATTAATTTGACCATTTAATTTTTTAATCTCTTTCTCTTTTTTACTCTTTGCCTTCTTTCCTTTGACATTTTTAGCTTTTAGACTATCTCTTCTTCCCTCTAATTTATCAATTTGAGTGGTAAGACTGTCAATAGCTTCTCTATCTTCATGAAGAGATGAGTATAATTTTTGTGCTCCAAGTCTTAACATTCTTCCTCTTGTAGCAGCATCTAAGCCCATTATCTCTTCTTCATTTAGCACTATTCTGTCTTGAGCATTTTCACTTAAAGCATCAAAGTCTTTTAATTGTTTACCTATTTGCTTTATTTGAGCCTTAGCTACTTTTGCTGCAACTTTCTCTCCTTCAGTTGCTCTATCTCCTAATTTTTCAGTATCAGCAATTTGCTTTTCAAGTGCCTCTCTTCTTTCATTGAGATTATGCATTCTCTCTATGGCAGCTTTTAAACTACCATACTTTGCAATTAATCTCTTTTCACTCTTTGATGCCGTGCTTGGAGATAAACCTACTGAGGCTTCAATTTTAATTCTAGCTATTTCATCTGCAAGTTGAGGCATTCTCTTTTGCCAATCATCAAGCATCATTTGGCCAAATATTAAAGACTGTCTTGTGTCATCATCTACATTACCTATTAATCTATCAATCTTATCAGATTCTTCTTGTATTGTAGCTAATGTAGTTCTCATTTTAAGAGCATTCTTTTTAACTTGCTCAAGTATATCAGCATCTGTTTTTCCCTCAGTATCTACATTGACATCATTTTTCATATGGTCAATAATTCTCTGAGCCTCTGGAGTACCCTCTTCTACATCTGCAATATCATCTAATTGCTTCATTAATGATTGTCCAAGATTAGAATCTTTTATCTTGGAAAGCATTATTGCGTCATTAATAGTTCTGCCCAATAAACTATTTCTATATCCAAATTCATCATTAGTTGTAGCAGATTTCTCCATATCCATGGCCCATTTAAATGTACCAGTAAGTCCATCAAATTTAGCCATATTAGCAGGGTCTCTCATCCATGCTGTAAGAGCTGCAGCCTCTTCTTTATCTGCATCTCTGTCTCTCATAAGACCTCTAAAATTGGCATATAAACCACTTCTCCAAGGCATGAGTCTTTGTATATATTCCCAATTAGTCTCTCTTTGTCCCTGCTCATTTACACCTCTAGCGAGATTAAAAGGATTCAATATACTTTTAGTTTCTATTTTACCAGTCTTTTCATTGAGAACTTTTCTTCTTCCAGGTAATACAGGTGTTCCCATAGCACTTGACAAAGCACCCATTATAGCAGCTTGAGCTGCCTCCTTACTTGTGGAAGAGCCCTTAAATGCAGTCCAAGCAGCAGCAAAGTCAGACCCAAACCAGTCCCCAACAGCCATAGTTCCATCTCCATCAAATTTATTTTCAATAAACTTATGAATGTTGTTTTCAGCTGCTCCTACATTAATATCATTAGAAATAGTCTGCAAATATTCTTCGGCTGCTTCACCCAAAGGTTCTTTTATCAATTCTTTGGCTATTCCCCATTTAGTTAAAGTAGCTGTTGCAGTTGCATTTGCAGGGCTAGTTCCTGTAATATTAAATCTTGGTTTACTAAATGCCCAGCTTGTTAATTTGCTATTTTTTAAAACATTTTGCACTCTATCTGCTTGTAACCCAGCTTTGAATGTGCTATTAATTGCTCCATTTATAAAGCTATTAATATAGAAGTTATTAATACCCGCTTTAGCAGCAGAAGACTCTACCTGAGCTTTTGATTGCATATATTTATCAGAAAGTTCATTCCAAGCATCTGCATATAATTCTACTTCAGATTTAGTATTATTTGGGTCTTGTTTTTTCTCTTCAACTAAGTCATGAACTTTTGAATTATAGTAGTCTTCTAAGTATTTCCCCTGTTCTTCTTCTACCTGCATTTTAGTTTGTAAACCTTCCATAGCTCCTTCCATGGAGCCTACCATTCCAGGGATAACAAACTTATCTACAAAATTTGAACCTTTTTTTAAAGCAGTTACTGTTGCATCTAATGCTTTTTCAGTTCTAACTGCCCTTCCCAAAGTATTAGACATTAATCTACTAGTTTGGGAAACTTTGCTAGCCCAAGATGCTCCCTTCATAGCTGCTCCAAATAACCATGAAGCAACTTTAGCTTCTCCTGCTCCTACAAATATAGAAGCAACTGTAAAACCGCCACTCTGTAAAGCTTGCCATGGTGTAGCAGAACTCCAAAGACTTTGGTCTTGCTCTTGAGTAGTTACAATTTCAATGTCAGAAAGACCATGAGGAGAATAATCTGTTGCATAAGACTTTGCTCTTTCAATATCTCGATTAGATATAAACCCATACTCAACAATGTCATTCCCATATCTAGTAATTTCATTATCAAGCACTGAATCTAAGAAATTATCCCATCCATTTAATCCTTCAATATCCTGATGATTTCCGGCAAAATAATTATAGATTCCATATACATTACCAACAAGCCCGGCAATTGCCCCTGCTCCAGAAGATAATATTCCTAAAAATCCATTACCAGCTTGTTCATACCAAGGTTGATTATTAGCTACTTCTTCTTTTATTGTTTTATTTAAGAAATAATTAGCAGAGTCTTCTCCATAAGCACCTTTTAAAGCTTCATATTCAGATTGTATTGCTGCCCAATCATTTGTATCAAAAGTTAATTTATCTTTATTACGTTTATACTTTTTATAATATGGTGATACTTTTTCAGCAATTGTTCTAATGTCCCTGTCATCTTTTTGAACTAAATGGTCTGTTACTCCGTATTTTTTATTATACTCTTCCAGAAGTTCTTGATAAGTTTTTTGCCTATCTGCCAAATATTTTATATTAGTATCTATATCTATGCCAATAGGGTCATCTATAGCACGTTCATATTGAGCAGAACTTTGCTGAATTGAATCAAATGTAACAGGTCTTCCCTGAATTGTATCTAACTGTCTTTTTTCCTGCGTCGACCTATCGTCTGCAGTAAGACCTCTCATTCCTTTTAAATCTAGTACTGGCATATTTATTTAGCATTAGGGTCGTTACTATAAATGACATAGCTATCTTCATGATTTTTGCCTTGCCCTGCAACAGCAAACACATAATATCTTGCTCCATCAGGAACTCCCAAGTCTTTAGCAGCCTGGGCTATTGTCCATTGAGCATCCAAAGGTAAATATTTAACTTTTTCATCAGTAATATATCTCATTTTTGCCTTATTATCTGTTTTGTCAGTCATAAGATTTCCCCACGAACTTACTACATTAGAGTATGTATTTGGCCCAAAAAGCGCATGCCCCCTCATAGTCTCAAATAATTCATTTGGGTCATTGGGGTCTTTAAGTATTGGTGTATTTGCTTTATTTAATTTAAGCCTCCTGTTTCCCTTACCGGCATCATCTCCTGGTGCACCATATTGATAGCCACCAGCTTTAGTACGTTTGACTACAACAGCAGTCATTTTTAATCCTGCTCTTTGTATTTCTGAATTTTTTGTCATTGTTAAAAGGTCATCTTCAGAGTTTCCTCTTGGAGTGATAGGAATATTTGTCTTTGGTTTAGCAGTCGCTTGCTCTTCTGTTGGCTTATAATCCTTTGGTGTTAATTGCAGTCCTTCATGCTCTGATAAAATGTTTCCATCTTTATCCACTACCATTCCAATATCAGGTCTATAATAACCAGTGATTTTTCCATCTTTATTTTTCATTGGAATAGGATTTTTCTGATAATATTCTCTAGTTTTCTTTGCTTCCTCTGCTTGGAATTTTTGTGAATCTTTTTGTCTTTCCATTGCATGAGCTGCACTTAAATTTTCTTGAGCTCTCCAATTTTGTACTAATTGAGCTTCATCCTGTCCAACTGCATTCCATAATCCTTGCCTTGCATAAGCATATGCTTGATTAAGAGCTTCCTCATTATTCCAATCTTTAATTCCTGAAGCATCAATTGTAGATTCTACAATCTCCCTTAACTCAGGAGAAGCATTTGGATTATCTAATATAGCTGCAAGAACAGCTTCACTACTAAATCCTCTTTGTTTTATATACTCAAAATAATCTCCGCCGACAAGACTTTCCATCTTTTTAGGATTATTTCTAAACTCTTTTGCTAGTGCAGAAGCACTTGCAGATACCTGAGCAGCTAATGTTGCACCAGAATAACTTTTACCATAATCAGCATCTGGATTAGTTATAAAGTCATCAATGCTCATATCACTTGCTTTTCTTTGCCACAGCATTGTTGGATTATTGAGTTCAGCTTTTCTTTGTTCTTCAGCTAAAGTTCTTCTCTTTTCACTTGCTGTTGCTATTGGAACAATATCTTGAGCATACCTTCTTTTCATTCCAAGCAATGCCCCTCTATTTCTTGTATTCATTCCTTTACTAAAATCATCTACAATTCTATTAAGGTCTCCTGAATACCTTTGAAACATTTCATATGCTATAGGGCTACTTTCCTTATCTACGTCTTTTCTCCATTGTTCTGTATTCTGAGATAAATCAGAATAGGCAGATTCTGCTTCATCATAAGCCTGCTTATAATACAGCAAAGGTTTCACCATTTCATCATATGTAAATGGATTAAATTTAGTATCTAGCTGTAAATACATATCTTATATAGTTAATCCTTTTCTTCTTTTAAGTTTACCTCCTTTAGCCTTTTTGACTTTTTCTTTAGTTGTGTTTCCAAGTAAAGGTTGTTCATCTTCCCCTACATTTCCAAAACTACTAGTTGCAAGGCCAAAGTTTCTCCAATTAAATTGCATATTTTCTCTTCCAATATCTCCCAATGAAGTAATAAAATTAGAAAGATTAGCAGACTTCATAGCATCAGCAGTAAGCTTTGCTTTATTTCTCATTTCATAGCCAGTCATTAATCCTTTAAGTGACAAATCTCTTGCTTGAGCTGCTGCACTTTGATTAGCTTTTGCTGCTTCTAAGAATCCTTGAGAATTTGTTATATTAGTAGTTCTATTAAAGTCTTCTACTTTCTGTCTTTGTTCAAGATTATATTCCTCAGCCTGTCTTGCGAATGTACCTAACTGATTTAGATAATTATTATTTGCAGCTAAAATTCCTGCCATAGCTGTTCCTCTATTACCCCCTGATGTATTAGAAAGTAATCTTCTTGTGGCACCTGCTTCAGCATTCATTTTATTAATATAATAATCTCTATCAAGAGGCTTATAAGTAAGATAATTTCCAATAGGTTTAAATCTTATGGGGTTAAAAGAACCTGCATTTTTAGAAGCTTCAATAAGAGCATCTGCACTTCCATAATCAGGTTTATTTGTAAGACCAAGTTGGTCAGTTATTGACCCTATACCTAATGCTACTGTAGGAATATATCTAGGCCAATCTGGTAATTTTTTAAACTTAGTCTTAGGTTCAGCTGGGTCATAGTAATAATCATTTCCACCAGAGTCATTTGCTAATTGGTTTACTTGGTCATAATCACCTGAATTAGCAATTTCTAAATATGGATTATCTCCTTCTACTTGCTCATACTTACCCTCTGCATTTTGTCTATAATATCTATTTGATGCTTTTTTAGTTTCAATAGGGCTATAGAAGTACCTTCTAGTTCTTGTGTTAGTTTTTGGGTCAAAGTTTTCTACATATTTACCATTATTTTCTCTTATGTATCTATCTTTAAATCTTTGTTCCCATGTTTCTCCAGAATTAAAGTATGCATCAGAATTATTATCATAATAAATATCTGACTCAGGCATTGCAGATAAAGAGCCGTCTTTTCCTCTTAATAAATGCTCAGTCTTTAAAGTCTCTCCATTACTTCCAATACCATTACTTTCCAGATAGTTTCTATATTCAGCCTCAGGATGCATAAACCCAGGATTACTTAATGCCAACCTCTTAGCAGTGGGCATTAATCCTTCAAGATTCCAAGTATCAACACTTCCTCTATTATTATACCAATCAGGATTTGAATTAATAAAGTTTTGAATAGCTTGGTACCTTTTAGTTCCTTTATCAGCTTCAGAGGCATTATCATAGTAATTAAATTGGTCTTTTATATGCTGTCTAAATGTATCTACATTATAGTTATCACTATTAATGTAGGATTTATAGTCATCATCATAACTACCATTTTTAATCCATGTGGGAGTATCACTAAGGCCATAATAATCAGCAACTCCTTTATAAGTATTTAATTTTGAAGGAGTCCAAGGATTAGTACCATCAAACTTATTAACTTTACCTCCAAAAGCAAATGAATTCTCTCTTCCTTTAGCTTTAATTTCCTCTTGAGCAATAGCCAAGTCAGACATTATAGCCTCTAATCCTCTTTGGCTTATAGGGTCATTAGGTCTTTCTTCAGCTTCTTTTGATAACTTCTTAGTAGCCTCTGCAAAAGTAAGACTCTTTTCTCCTCTGAGTTTATACTTATTTCTTATTGCCTTAGGCACTTTAAGCCTTTTACTGAAGACATAATCATTATAAATAGTCTCACCTTCTTCCACTAAATTAGGAGTACCTTCTTGGTCAAATCCCATCAATACTCCACCTAAAGGATTAGACTCATGTGAACCTCCTTTATCTATATAAAGTAAACCATCAGTAAAGTCACTACCATTAGTTCCCAATTCCCCACCAAAAGCAGCTACAAAAGCTTCATTTGCTTTACCTAATGAATTATCCATTAGGTTATTAGCTTGATTCACAGCAGTTCTATCTGCCATATTAGCCTGGCTCAATACTTGATTGGCAAGAGTTTGGTTTTTAGCAGCAGCTTTACCTTTAACAGCAAATCCTCCTTCATAGGCATTATAATTAGTATTCATGCCCATTGAAGTATTTAATGCAGAGTCATCCAAAGAAGAAGCTCCTTGAGCAGCACTAGCCATAGTATTTAAAGCAGAAATATCTCCCTGTGCTCTATTTAATTCCTCTTGGTTAGTCTTCATTCCCCAACCAGCATTAACAAACCCAGCAGCAGCATTTCCTATTGCACCAACAGTCTGAAGTGCGGGTATTCCTGTAGAACTAAGTGCAGAACTAAGTCCTCCAATAGCATTTCCTACACCAGAAGATTTACCTCCTGATAATACACTATTAGCAACTTGTCCAATGCCCCCTATTCCTGCACCAATAATTGAAGATGAAGTAGATATATCACCATTTAATGCAGCTTTAGGGTCTTTAAAAAATCCATTAACATCAGAAGCAAAGTCCTGAAATATATTAGGTTTATTATCAGTAGTAGTAGGAGTAGTAGCTACAGTAGGAGTAGTTCCAGTATGTGCCCTATCATGATATGCAGCAGTAGTAAAATTAGGATTTAATATATCAGAATAAGCAGCTCTTGCTTGCTCCCCCATATTTCCTCCAGGTGCATATATATTTTTACCTGCTATTAATAATTTATTACTTATTTTTTTAGCCATTCTATTATTAAGGTATTATATATTTATTGTGCAAAGATACATACAATATTTGACATAATCAATATATTAATGTGTAAAATAATAAGGGCATAAGAATTATCCTATGCCCTTAATTAACCATCATTTAAATAAAGTATTGTACTTCTACATCATGTAATTGAATGAAACCATTATTACCATTATTATATCTTGGTGCAGCCCCTAATTTAACTTTGCACCATGTATTTCTAATTCTATCCCTTCTATTGTGAGCATCTCTTGGAATTTGTGCTCTCCATACTCTAAACTTCTTTTTAAGAATAGATGGCATATGACCATTATTCTTTAATAGAGTTTCACCAGTATCTTGATATTCATCCCACACTCTAATGTAATCAAATGGAGACTCAGATGAAAGAATGCTATCCAATTTATCTGACCATCTATCTCCTCTGAAGAATACATTAGCATAGATTTTATCTATTCCTGATAAATCTTGCTGACTACTTCTTCCATTGGACACAAAGGATATATCATAACCTTGATATTCATTAAAGAAGTAGTTATAATTACCATCAAACATTTTATAAGGTAGATTATCATTTATACAATAAAAAGTATCTACCACATTAAACATTATAGGTATCTTAGGATAAGAATAAAATGAAGTAAATTGCTGTAATTGTTCATTATAACATAATGACTCTTCCTTATTAGTTATATACAAATCATTCTTATTTTTATCATAGAATAACTTCGTACTATAATTATTAGGAGTCCATAATGAGGAATCTTGTTTACCAAACCAAGTAATCATATTTCTTTGACTTGATAAATCACTTAATCCCTGAGAACCTATAGCCTGTAAATGACCTCCTACTGAATCTATAAAATACAAAGCACTTGGAGAAGGACATATAGCATATTTATTAATACATCCCATTCCATCAGATATATATCTTTTACCATCTACTTTATAATTATTAGATATTTCAATAGGAACTCCATCAGATGTAGGTATTTGAACTCTTGAATTAAATAGTATATTACTTACACCACTATCTTGGAAACAGTATATATTGTCATTCCATACATTCAAAGCTCTTATTTTTCCTTTAGAGCCATCCATATCATAAGTAGCAGCTAAAGTTACAGTAGTCCAGGGGTCAACATCTTGTCCTGCAGTTTTCTCAGTACTCCAAGTTATTTGGTTTGGAAAATCATTAAGTTCATAAAATGAATCATCTAATATTCTATAATTAAAGAAATTATCTCTCTGTGAATATACAGGATTCATTTTATTAAAATTAACAGGAGACATATGGAGGTTACTTACTTGCCCCCTATTTCTGTCATATCTTCCATCAGGATTAACTCTTGATTCTAACACAAAAGAACCTATTTCAATCACTTGATTTATATCTTCATTAGTAAAAGGATAGGTCTTTAAACAGTCATATCTATTAAACCAAGTATCTCCCCATTCATATGTTAAATATAACTCAGGTTGACCATCTTGTATATCCACAGCTTTACCAGCAGGTAGCCACATATTGGCCTTAAGTGCATCTTTAGACTTTCCACCAAATATAGTATTCTCATCAACTTCTTTATATAGCTCTAGTACTGGTAATTCCCAATTACCGAGTTTATTAGTAATGGCAGAATTTAATACAAAAGCAATGTGTGGAGAAGACTTATACTTCATTCTAACTGGCTCCTTTTTAATAGCAAGTTGCTTTATTATATTGCCAACATCACTAGACACATGGTCATATTTATCAGTTAACCATTTGTATATATACTGTGTACTTGTGTTTTTACTATCATCCTTTACAGAGAAAGTTTTAAACCAATTATCACTTGTAAAGGATGTTGAAGCATTCTTGCTAAATAATTGTTTTTCATCTATTGAATCAGCATTAAATCCAGTATAATCAAAGGCAAAGTAACTACCATCAGAATCATCAGGGTTAAGTAAAATATCTATATTTCCCATATAGACATCTCCATTTTCAAACTTTATAATAGAAGCTTCATTACTTGAGAACAATTGAGGGTCTCTTAAGACATCTAATTCAACATTAGAGGTGTCCCATGTAGGAGAAAGACTCAGCCTTAAATTAGATATTATCTTCTTACTGAGTTCTGCACTCTTTATATTGTCAGTAGAACTCCTATTTACATCATTATTTAATGAACCACTCTTATTCCAAAGATATACCAGCCATTTAAATGAACTATTTTGTTTTCCATAGGCTCCATATATTACATTACTTATATTCCCATCAACATCAGCATTATCATCTACAATAAAATCATCATAGAATAATCCACTTATGATTCCTGCACCACTGTTAGTAATGAAAGACTTATGAATAAATCCCGAACCATCATCACTTATTGTAGAGGAGGAGGTTTGAATATCAATATCACTTGCAGTATAATTAAATGAGACTGTTCCTACTTTTCTTACTCCAAATGTAGTGAAATCTACATTATATAAGCTATCATCTAATTCTATTTCAGGAGAATGTAATGTTAAAGTTAGCCAATCTACATTAAATTGATGCTCTATATCATAAAGTCCTTGAATCTCTACACCTCTGTAATTTAGAGGAGAACCATTCTTAGTAGTGTAAGGTATAGCCTGCCCATAAGAGTAGGGGCTATAAGTTCCTAAATCATCGCCTTTAAAATCTGCAGCACTATTTAAATTATAGTAGGGTCTGAAAAACCAAGAGGATTGAGCATAAACAGACTTATTAGTTTCCCTCTTTTCATCAGTAAATAATGCAGGATTTCCTATACCTTGGCATAGTACAGCTCTGTCTTGCAACTCAGGAAATACTACTAAAGGTCTTATCTTTTTATAGCCTGCATCAGATAAATAATCTCTTATAGTTTGGTCTATACTTACCTTAATACCAAGTTTAGTTAACAAGCCCTCACTATCTAATGATGGATATTGAGCGTTCCCAGTTACTTGATAATCTTGTATCCATACAGGCTCTGACCATGAACCATTTTTATATTGAGCTTGGAATCCTAATCTATAATAGTCATTCTTTTTAAAACCCGCTGCAGTTGTTTGATGAGCAGTGCCTACCTCTGTAGCATCAAGGCTATTTGCATATACATAACCTTTTGTATTAATAGCTTTTGTCTGAACTTTTATTGGGGTAGTTTCAGCACTGTGTGTACTATTTCTTACATCATCCTCAAATTTACCACCATCTAATGAAGATATTGACTGCCTTTTAATATTAATGTCTCCTAAAAATAAAGTACCATCCTTGGAGCATATAGTATTTGCAACTATTTCTTCACCTCCTTTATATAAAAGTGATGCTGGGTCAACCGTGTCCCCAATAGTTCCTGTATCAATAAAAGTAATTTTATTATTTGAACTACTTGTTAATTCAATATCCTGAACTCTTTTACAAGTAGGAACTGCATTAATAGAAGTTCTTATTATGCTATATATTCTAAGATAATCAAAATGGTCATCCCAATTTGATATTTCTATTTTAAAAGAATTAGAAATACTATTATCTGGGGAGCCAGCTCTGTCTAAATAAGAAGTAAAAAATAAAGGGGTAGTATGAAATATATTAGTTTCTTGGCCATATTTATTATAATATGTAAAAGCATATTGAATTGCCCCTGCAGGAAACTGTCCTCCAGAACTTGTTTCTTTGCTCACATAAATTATTTCATTTAATTTAAGTTCAGGAACAAAATCAAAAGCACCTTTCCAAGTATATTGTCCGTGAATTATATTAATAACTCTTGGTTGATTTAAACCATCAATCCAATATACTTTTTGTATGCCTTCATTTTCATAATCTCCTATTGCTTGGATTGGGCGATTTATATCAAATCCTAAAGAATCCCCCGTAAATAAAACAAAAAGTTCTGGGGACTCTTTAGACATATCTATTCTATAAATATTGTCACACCCAGAGTCTTCATATGTAAATAATATTAAGTAATTGTTAAGTACGCAGTGGCCTATAATAGTTCCAGCAATAGCAGTCCTTTCATTATTAGTGTTAACCAAAGATAATAGCTTAGGCCCCCTTTCATTAGTTACAGTAAGGAGAGTTTCATCTCCCCTTGCTGTAATTCTAATATTATGAGCATCTATTAAATACTCAGGGGATTGTTTAGATACTGCTGTATCTTGTTGTAGTCCCACAAATGTATGATTAGTTGATTGTTGCATATTAATCTATTATGATATTACCAATGTATCTTTAATTTGAAGCCTTGGCCCTACAATCTCAGAATTGCTCTTAAGATAGGAAACCTCAATTGAAGTTGCTTTTATAGCTATATCATCATTTATTGCTCTTGCCATAATTACTGTACTTTAATATATTCTTTTGAACCATTATTAACAAAGCCTCTACTATGTTCTCTAACTCTTGGAATTAAAGTATTCCACATATTAGTAATACTTTCCATTTGGTCAACAGTAGGTCTTACCAAGTCACTCTGTGCCTGCCCTACATACCATGCATATTCTTGACATACATTAGTATATACCTGTTGATTTATTTGCCCCAAATCAAAGAGCACAGTAAATACTTGTTTCTTTATATAAAATTCCAGTGCTCTCACAAAAGAACTATTATCAGGAATCATAGGATAGCCTTCAGAATCAACTACAACAGCATTATATACTATTTCTATTAATCCTTCTTTCATAGAAGTGTATATAGCATTACCTTGTAGTTTGTAAGTAACATCAAAAGAATCCTGTTTATTATAACTCAGGTGAAAAGAATCTGTGGTTTCTCTTAATACCTTATAATCTTTGCAGTTTTCTTTTACAGCCCTAACTTGAATCATTGACTCAAAGTCACAAGGTAAAGCAGCTCTATAATCTTTTATTTCAAGTTTAGCTACTCTTTCTTCAAAGGCTCTTGGCATTCCTACTATCCTAATAAACTCTTGAGTATAATTAACAGCTCTTTCAAATGTTACATCTTTAAGTAAAGGATGCTGAAGTAAATCATCAAGAATAACCTTTATAGATATGTATCTTTCCATTATAATTTAAAAGCATCAATTGCTCTATTTTTAATCTGTTTAACCAACCTTTTCTTTATATCTCTATTAACATCAAAGGTATAAAAACTTTTATTTATATAAGTAGCATTTTTCTTATTATAGAATACCTTAAATATTTCTTTCTCTTCTATTTTAAGTAATGTTTTTTGTTTAAAAGCTTCTTTATCTTCTGCCCATAACTTAAGAGTTCTATCCCAATCTATAGGAAGATTAGTCTTTAATTTTCCATTTTCAAAAGTAAATGAAGCAGCCATTTTTCTAAGCTCAAAACTTCCCATTCTACAAGGTAATTTTATCTCTTCTCCATTTACCAAAGCATCTGCAAAATAATTATTAACTTGTCTTATGATACTATAAAACTCATGTTCAGTTAATGGTCTTGGTATATTAAACCATTTGTTCTTTCTTATATACTTGTAAGCATCATAAACACCTAAAGACTCTCTTATTTTATGAACTCTTGGTTTATCAAGCTTCAATACCTTTCTTCTAAAGTCTTCCATTAACTTTCAATCTGTTTCTGTAGATTTGACTTAACATTATTTCTTATATAAGTAACCAAATCTGACAAATCATCATTAGCATTATTTTCAGAGTCTTCAGGTTTATAAATAGAAGTAGAAAGTTCTTTCACTACTGCCTGAATTAACTGAGGAATTAATGCTTCTTCCAAACGAAAAGGCATATCAAGAATATCACAAGCATCAGAGTTCTCACACTCTAACTCTGAAGCTTCTTCAGGATTTTCAAATATACCTGTAAACTTTATGTTCTCTAAATATAGGTATTGAGGATTATAGGACTTAAGATATAGATAGTTATCAGGGCCTATAGAAGCATAGATAATATTAGGTAGCCATCTATTATAACCTACATATCTCATTCTTTCTCTTGAGACATATGTTATTTCTCCTTGATAATAATCCTCTGTGTATATTCTGGGGCTTGTAATAGACATAAGGAAAGGAATCTTTTCTTTACTTCTTAAATAGGTTCCTCCCTCACACTCTTCTCCAGTAATAGCAGGTACTTGAATTAAATCCAAGCATAATGTTTGATAGTTAGATTCAGGTATTTCCTTTCTAACATCTTTATAAGTAGTCTTGAGTAAATATCCTCTATATTTACCAGCAAGGAATATAATATGTTCTTCAGAGTAATAACTATCATCATGTAATAGCTTCATCTCATCAAGAATCATATGAACTATTTCTCTGTATGTTGCCATAATTATATATAATTAAACTGCTTACAAAGATAGAAATAAATTCTATTCTATGCAAGCAGTTCAGTAAATTTATTATAATGTCTTAAGACAATATTCTTAATCCTTTCCTAAGTGACCTTAATGTGCCATCCTCAGTAACTCTATTATAATCAGGTGCTTTATGTAATACCTCGCTAATTGCTTTTTTATAATCAGGATAAGCAATCATACAGCTACCATATAAACACTCCAGGCTATTTGCAATAGAGTTATAATCTTCCTCAGAGATAAATTGAGATAATGGGCCATTTAATAATTCCTCTATAAAAATCAACACAAGCAGCTCTTCTACTTGTTTATATGATTTATACCCTGTCTTCTTTAATAGTGAGAAATACTTAGTTAAGGATGTATATACATCATTAGTAAGTTCCATGACATCCACAACCTTTATGAGAAGGAACAATAGATTTATTCTTTAATTTATCCCATTGTTTAAAAGCAGTAGTAAAGTTACCAGTCTTTAAAGATAACTCAAAGGCTTTAAGCCTAAGTATCATATCTATAAATCCTTTAGGAGTTTCACAGGTCTTTTCAAGCTCTTTAATATAGCTCATTGCCATATTATAAATAGGTCTTAAATTAACGGCTATACACATTGTATAAGTATCATCCATACCACAAGGAGTACCACTTGCTGGAACTCCCCCTGCTCCTATATAGACAAAAAAGATATTGTCATTAAGACTATCCACTTTAAGCTCTTTAAGGGAAATTCTAACTCTAATGTTTTTTGGTGAATCTTTGAATTCTTCACTATAAACATTACTTTCACTGGGCCCACTTTCAGAATAGGTATCTTGAGTATCTACTATTATAGATTCTATGAAAACATCCTTAAAATAGTCTAGGTTCTCAACACTTGCCTCTACAATAAGATACTTACCCTCTGAATCTATTCTACATTCATTGAATACTATCATAGTCTATAAAAAATTAAAGGAGGAGTTAACCTCCTCCTTTGTTCTATTATCTTTATTTAAAATAACTTAAAATATCTGTTAAGATATTTTTATTTGTAGACACAAATGTAATATCTTTTTCAGACTTATGAGTCTGTACTCCATTACCTGAAAAGAAATAATGAATATCAAGAACATGATATTCTTTTGTGGGGTCAACCATCATCTTAACATCGATGTTATTGGGGTATCCCATATTTCTAAACATATCTCCTCTTTCAGCCATGCAGAAATACTCCAGGTCAGCAATTTGCTTTCCATTACCTACAGTAACATCAGAGTCACTATATTCAACTGTTCCCCAGCATACTTCTTCACCTTCCCAAGTTACTGTAGTAGGAGTGAGCTCAAAATTAACAGCATCCTGAGAAAGAATGCCTAATCTCCAAGGTTGGTCTCCTACTTCTGTAATAGTAATGCCATCAGCAGAGCCTTCAAAAGTTAAAAGGGGCTGAACTTCTCTACTAAAGTTTCTGGTGAGAGATTCTGCCATCTTCTTATAGAAGGCTTCCTTATCAGTAGTCATTGCCTTAGTAGCATGGACTGCAGCAGACTTAATTAAAACACAAGCATCACCAGGAGCAAGATAATTATTAATAGTAACTCTCAGAATATAATCCTGACCCTGAATAGGGTTGCCGTCATTTACTTCAGTATCAAGTGTTACTACAGCCTTTTTAAGTTTTCTGCTCAAATCTGCAGCATCTGTAATCTTTGTATAGGTTACATTAGCAGTAGGAATAGCGTCTGTTCTTGTCACTCCTCCTAAACCCTTATGTTTTATTATCACAGTGCCATCTTTGTATTTTATAGGCTGTATCATACCAATAGTAGAAGGCGCTTCTTCTTCCTCTACACTAGTTACCACGTAGAATTGTCTGTTTTGGTTTACAGAATAAATCATATTATTAATTGGATTTAATTAAACAATAGCTTTATTAAAAAGCTGTGAATTATGAATTTTTACTTTGATTACTCTTACTACTAAGAGCTAATAGAACTGCCCTTTCAAGAATAGGTCTATGCAACACAGAATCTAATTTACAATTAGTTTCCTGTCCATTTACTTCAGGAAATACTCCCATCTCAGATAGATTAGTTAAAACTATAGGAGTAGGTTTTGATATATATCTTACAGTATATCTACTAAGATTATATTTAGAAACAATCTCTACTATATCTAATCCATTATCTAATCTTAAAGCCTTTCTTTTATTAGCTTGTTTAAATGGATTACCCATAGCTCTATAAAACTCATCTTGAGTTACAGGAATTACTACTATAGTTTCTCCATCTTTACATCCTGCATCTTGGTCATTAATAGTTGCAGCTTCATATGTTATAAATAATATATCTGAAGGAAGTTTGAAGAATTTTGAATACTTTGATAAACCTTTATAGTCACCCTCAGTTATATCCAATGAAGCTGTCTTAATGAGATTTCTTAAATTAGCCCTAAGCTCTTCTGTCTTTTCAAAGGAAGATAATTTATCATTTCTTCCACTGTATAGTTCAATAATAATTTGGTCTTGAGCCTCGGTTAGAAATAAAGATTTTTCATATTCATCTAATGAAACATCTGCTCTTGAGTGAGTATCTCCAAACTCAAATTTATTATTATAACTATTGATAAGAGTATCAAAAGCATTGCTAAATTCTTCTGTTGTCATAATTATCTAGATGATTGTGCAGCAACAGCACCTACATTAGTTTGACTTGAAGAGCCCAATGCTATTTGACTATTTAAATCTCCAGTGTAAGAAGCCTTTGCAAGTTCTACTGCTCTTTGGAGAATTTCCTGGTGAAGAATGGGGTCAAGCTCACAGGTTTGTTCTGTACTTTCACCATCCAGAGTTACATCATCAAAGTCAATAAGTCTTATAGCTCTGGGTCTCTTTATATACCTTATAACATAATCTGTAATTGTATCATTGGGGCCTACAACAAGCTCTGCTCTTTTAACAGGATTATCTACAGAACTCAGTTCATTAGAACTATTATCTAAGATTCTCCATGCTTGATAATTAAGAGGTCTTTTATAAGGCTTACTCATTAATCTTGAGTACTCAGTATAAGTAATGGGAACTACTGTAAGAATTGTTTCTTTTGATTTTCCATTACTCTTTCTCCATACTACAACATACTCATTAATGAACATTAAAATCTCAGAGTCTAAAACTATTGAGTTTGAATTCTCTCTATAATCAAAAAAAGAATATACAAATGGGGAGGCAGTCAGATGCCCCTTAGTAGTATACTCATCTTGATAAGTTCTAATATAATTTTGGTCAATAGCCTTATCTTGATTAAGAGTAAGAGTATATTTATTAGCCTTTAAAAGCTTTTCTAATTCTGCAAAACTTTTAATAACAGGCCACACTTCTCCAGTTTCATCTGAAACTTTATAGTCCAAAGTGTAGTATTTAACACTTCTCATAATCATAGAGAAGTCAATCTGCCTCTTTTCATTCCCATCAAATCCTTCCTGAGTTTTATTAAGGCTTGGATTAAAGTAAGACCTAACTATTTCATCTTGAGCCTTAGTAAGAAATACTGACTTTTCATATTCATCCAATCCAGGAGCTTGGTTAGACATTATATTATTGTACAGTACATCAAACTGATTGCTAAATTCTAAATTTGTCATTTAATGAATATATTGTAGCACATAGTGCTAATTAATTACTGATTTAACATAGCCTCAAGACCCAGTTTAATATCTTGATTTCTGGGGTTATTGAGGTACTTAACTGCAATACTCAGAATAGGCTCTTCATTATCCCCACACAAAGGAGTACCATCAGATTTAAGGTAGAGGTAATCTCCTCTCTTAATAATATTACCTGCATCAATACTTCTTCTAATAAGTACCTTAGTAGGTAGAGTTTCATCCTTTACTACCTTAAGGAATTGCTTGGGATTAGATTGAATGTAATTATTAATCTTAGTCTGTAAGAAGTCCTTCTTAGTATTAGGAGCAAGTTTCTTACCTTCCATAAGCTCTACAATAGTAGCAAGAACTTCTACATCATCTTCAATCTTACCAAACTCTTTATAGCACTCAATGGTAATATCCATGCTTCTCTTTGCGGAATCTACCTGGTCATTACCTGCGATAATTACAAATTGATATGTAGCTTTAGGTCTATCTTCAAGAGCCTTTTGTGAAGGAGCAATAAAGTCTTTATTAGCAAGAAGAATCTTATATCTAATGTAATCTTCAGGAACACTTAAGTCAAGATAATTGTCTTGTTTTCTAAGTTTAACCTTATTAATTCCCTGAGGGTTAGCATCACTCCAAAAATTATTCTCCTTTTTATATACACTTAAAGAGCCTTTCTCCATTCCAAGAAAATTCTCAAGGAATGCCATCTCACTATTAGTAAGTACATTTACAAATGTACCAGTAGTCAACTTAGGTACTACAAAGGTCTTTACTGCATCTTCTGCCATACCTCCATACAAAATATGTCTGGGGTCAGTTACCATGTGACTTTGTCTAGGAACATACCTAATACAAACCTTTTCATTTCTGAGGCAGCTAATAAATTGCTGCTCTTCTACAACTTCTTCTACTTTTTTTGCCATGATTTTAAAATAATAAAGGGAAGGAGGGGCTAACCTCCCTCCCTTATTTGATTTATATTAATTTATCCTTGAAGGATTGCAGGGATAATTGACATTGTTCTAGTGGGGTCAAGAACACAGATACCAAATGTAGTCATCTTGTGGATTGTAGAAGCATCTTCATCATTAGAAGCATATTCTACATTAGTCTTGCCTGTCCAGGGGTCTCTAATACCAGGCTGGATACTTCTAATTTCATCCTGTCCCTTAAGCTTACACTTAAAGATATTAGGTTCATTAGAAGAACCAAGGTCAAGAATGTCATATCTATAAGAACTTGCAGGGCCACCAAGGCTGTGCTGTATCTTATTATTTACAGGGTCATCATAGAATCTATCAATTTCAACCTTAATGTTAAGGCCACTTGCAGTTCTATACTCTGTAAATTGATAACCAGCAGCTAAAGCATTGGGATGCCATCCTGTAGTCTTTCTAATCATGCCAAGATTGTCAGCATTGATAGTAAGGTTAGTCCATCCTGAGATAGTATCATTTACTGCCTTGCTAAACTGCTCAGCACCCTTCATACCAGTTCTAATTACAATAGTTCTGTTCTCTACATCAGGTCTATTATAACACAGGTCATAGAGAGCATCTTCAATCAACTTAAGACTGAAATCATTGTAATAAGAAGTATTGGCAACTTCAAGTTGAGCATAAAGACCATCACCCATTCTAATAGCTTCCCCTGACTTACCAAAGTTCAGATATTCACCATTAGCATTTTGGTTTGAAGTACCCCAAGCCATAGCAATGTTCTTATAGTCTTGCCATTGCTTCTCAAGTACATAGTCTTCAGTGTGCATCCACAGGGTAGTTGTAGTGTGTCTAGTGCCATCCTGAGATTCCATAGGAACACCAACTGCAGTCTTTGCATTAAGAAGAGCACCTGATACCTTATGCTTAATTCTCAAAGTAGTCCATTCATTACTCATGGATACAGGAGAATTAAATCTCACACCACCTACACTTCTTGACAGCTCTCTTTCTACAGGAGCAAAGCCTACAGAGAATCTCTCACCAGATTGGAGTCTTTCACCAGGAACACCAGTAGTGTTACCTCCCATCAGCTCAACCTTATAAACATAGTGAGTTCCTTCTACCTTAGCATCTTCAAGAATCCTAAAAGGATAAACCTGGTTAAGATTACCAAAGATTACTTCGCCATCAAAGAAGTAGTGCTCAGCAAATACCAAATAGAAGGGTTCTGTTCCAGCACCAGCAGTAACATTAGCTGTTATTACTATGCCATTTAAATCTCTAGCTTCTAAAAGAGGAATATTTCTTCTAACAGAACCAATTACATCCCAGTAATATCTGTCATCATTCTCAAATTCCTTCACAGTCAGACCAGACAGCAATGAATCAAGAGAAGCACCTCTCTTAGCAGCAAAAAGTTCAACCATTAAATTTGATACCTTTTGAGGCTCCATTCTAAAAACAGGGTTAGAATAGATATGGTTCAACTTACTAACTTTAGGTGCCCAACCTTGGAAGCCAACTGTCTGAAATTTATTCAGTTGTCCTGCCATAAATTGTAATATTATAAAACATTAAACACTTAGTTTCCATCCTTTGAAAAGAGACTCAGGGTCAGTGTCACCACTATTATTAGCTAATGACAGATTGCCACCTCTAAAATCTTGACTACTCTTTAAAGTATTTTCAAGATTTCTAAGACTTTTCTTTGTCTCTTTTTTTACTTTATCAGTAACAAGTCTGTCTATGTTCTTAAATCCATCAGTGAGAACAAACAACAGACCTACATTCTTTAAGAAATCAGTTCTATGTTCAAGCTCATACTTCTGTACTGCTGTAAGCTTATCACCAGAGTCGGGGTCAGTATATACAGGTTTCATAATACTGTCATATACTTTCTGTCTGGTATTCTTATCTACCTTGACCTCACCAAATGCAGTGTCTTCTTCAAGAATAGATTTTCTAAGTGCTTCAGACTGTTGCTTGAACTTCTCCTGCTCTTCTTGTGCTTCTTTCTTAGCTTTATCAAGCACAGATTGATACTGCTCTTTATAGAAAGTTTTGTTATCCTCAAGGGCCTCTTTTGCATCTTCAAGGTCAGTACCAGCTTTAAAAGATTTATCAACCATCTTCATAGCTCTTTCCTTTGAATAGCCCTTGTTAATACAATCTTGATAAATTAAATTCTTTCTAAGATTCTCACCTTCTTCATCCTCAGAGTTAAGTTTATCCTCTGTAACTCCATCAAGTATTCCAATAAATCTTTCATACTTTTGAATTTCAGTAGGTTCTACTCCAAGGTTTAATGCTTCACTAACTCTCTTTTGTTGTTCATCAAGTTGACTTTTAATTTGATTAGAGATAGCTTCTGCAAAATCTTCAGCAGTTTTAATCTTAGAGAGTTCTCCTTCATCAAGGTTTTGAAGGATACCATCTTCTACAAGAGCATTGGCAATGGAAGAGTAGAAGTTGGAAGAGGAACCACTAGTAGAAGTGGTATCCTTCTTTTCCTTTGTTTCTTCTTCACTACCTACGCTCTCTGACAAATCTTCATCAAATAGTTCATTAAGATTTGCCTCAGTAGTTTCGACTATTTCTTTTTCAGAAGAGCCTTCTTTTTCTTCCTTTTCAGGTTCCTTCTTAGGCTCTTCTTCTTGTATTTTTTCATTAGAGAAAAGACCATTAATTTGGTCTTCACTCAGTATATTATCCAAAGATAACTCATCCATAATTCCTCTTATTTAAACTTCTGTGCAAAGTTAATAATAATGGGAAATATATGAAAGAGTTTTAATAGTTTACTAATATAATATATAATACTATTATTATACAAAAATAGGGAAGACAATTTAATACCTTCCCTATTTAAAATATTACAACTCTACAATAGAGTACAAAGCTTCTTCTAATACTGATTGAGATAAATCACCACTCATATGTGCAGCTTCTTCAGAATATGGATTAATATCTAAAGCCTCACATATGTGCATTTGTAAATGGCTCTTTTCATGCTCAAAAGTATTGATGAATTCTCCTATACTTGATGCTTTATGGATAACAAGTATTGACCAATTATATTCATAATTAGAGTAAGCAAATCCTGTATCCATTTTGGCTTTATTAAGATTATTGATTATAGACTGCAATGTTTCTTCATTACAATGTACACTTTTTAAAGTATCTATAATCTCTGACTTACTATCATCATCTACTGTATAATAAATGGTAACAGTCCAGTCATATTTATCCATCTTGAAATGCTGAACACACATAGTTACTTATATTTTTCTTTCAGTCTTTCAATCTTTTCTTCAAAGCCTTCTCTCATTTGCATCCTACTTTTACCACTCTTTTCATTATAAGCTTCCATCTCTTTCATAGCCTTCTTATAGCCATGTTCACAGCCTTCATTAAAAGCCTGCTCAATAAGAGAGTCAGTGTCTTTCATCTCAGTACTGTGCATAGAGCCTTCAGTTATTTTATATATTCTAGCCATAGTATTATGATTTAGAGGTTAATGCTTCTTTTAATCCTTCAATATCTTCAGAATTAAATACCAAGCTTTTATTTATCATAGGTATCTTTAACTTAATAATTCCATCACCTATTTCCATATCTCCAAGTAATCCTGTATTAAATGTAAATGTCTTTGATTGCATTGCAGATTCAGCCATTTCTGTAAGTATATTCTCAATATCAACCTTACCATCCTCATCAGCAATAAGGCTTATTAAACTCTTGATTTTACTAAAATTCTTGTCAATAGCTCTTGTAATTATAGGTTTTATAAATCCAACTATAGGTGAGTCTTTTGAAAGACTTTCAACCTGTCCAAGAATATACTCTTTTAATTTAATATCCAATTGTTCAATAGTTACCATTATACATTAGTTTTAGGAATTCTTCATAAGTAGCATTAGGATGTTGCTTTGTATAGTCCTTAAACTTTACAAATAACTCCATCTCTTTATTAGTATCATTTATTATTTTATTCTTGAGCCTCTTAACTATCTTCAGTTGGTTACTCAAAAGTTCTTTACCTCTTTCAGTATTTTCAATTCTTGGCTTTACAATATTAAGTATTTCAGCTTGAACCATATCTTGAATTTCATTATAATTATCTAAATAATCACTATCCTGAAAGAGCCTTTCCCTTTGTTCTTTAGTCATAGGTTTAACCTCTGCATCAACATCATCCCATATTAACTTTACAGACTGGGTTTGTTGCATAGCTTTAAGTTGATTTAACTTAGCTTGGTATAACTGCATCTGTGTATCTATATTATCAAATGTAGATGCCATAGGGTCTGCATTGCCTAGTATTACTTGATTAACTGGATACATAAAAACTTGGTATTTAATGTTTAGATATTAGGCTGTACTGTAGAACCACAACTGCAAGAGCAGCCACTCTGCAAAGGATTAAACAGATTTCTTAAAGTAGTAGTAGTGCCAGTAGTTACATTAGCAACAGCAATAGGATAGAATGTACTATTTGCATAGTTGACAATCTTACCATCATTGCAGCATCTTCTCTCAGCTTCAAGAGCAATACCACTCTGTGCAGCATTATTTACACAGTTAATCTGCATATCAAGAACCTTAGCTCTCCAAGGTTCTACTGCATCAGCTACAGCTTGCTTAGTTTCTAATTGAGAGATTCTTCCAGATAGAGCATCAAAGTTATCTCTTTGAGCTTTATACAAAGCAAAGGTACTTTCATTGAGCTTCTTGTTTATACCATCAAATCCATTTCTTTGGTTCTGATATAAACCAAAATCTCCGTCTACTTGTGATTTCCAAACACTGAATAATTGATTATCTATTGTTTGTCTGTCACTAAATCTTTGCTCTTGCTCAGAAAGCATACCTTCATAGAAATTAGTAGTAGCCTTTAAGTAATTATCACAGCCTTGTTCCCATGCTTGAAAGGCAGTAGGAGCATTAGTTCCATTGGCAGTTCCTAAACCTGAGGCTAATATATTAATATTCTCAGGGGTAGAAGAACTTCCAAATAAACTTAAACCACTGTTTCTATTACTGAGAGCCAATAAACCAAGAGCAGTCCCGGCTATTCCCAAGCCTAACCCCGTGCCTGCAACTCCTTTAGAAGCATACTCTTTCTTATCTTCTCTAACTACAGTATCTTCTTCTTCTAAAATTCTCATAGTAATGAAGTTATTGTTTATTAATTAATGTTATTTTGTAAGCTTACAGTGCAAAGGTAAGTAGAATAAATTAATAAACATAACAATGCTAATATAAAAAAGAAACACCCATAAAGCCTTAACTTTATGAGTGTTATATAATAAATATTTAGTATCTTAATGCTAACTAATGTTTACTTTGTATAAAAGCATCTAAGTCTTTTTCTGTCCAAAATAATTCTTTGAAGCCTATCTCTTTCTTACCTCTCGGCAATAAACCTTCTCTAACATAATTATCAAAGGTTGCTCTACTAATATTGAGATATTGACAAGCTTTATATTTACTCATCTTCTGAGTTTTATCAGTGTAGGATTGAATCACTTTAGCTATTTCAACTGCTTCTTCTTCACTAATATTGCTATTCCCAGCATCTATATCATTAATAATTTGAAGCAGTTTCTCTCTTATTACTCTTAACATATGCTATTAATAATGTGAATAACAAAAGACCAATGATACTATTATGTAACATTATAAGTTGATTATCTGTCAAAGACAGGTGCCAATAATAATCAACTATATTAATAATATCATCAATTAAAATATACCACAGAAACATTCTATGATATAAGCAAAATTTAAATACTATAGTAGCTATATAAACACAGCACCATGTGATTAATGACATTCCTGCTATATTACTTAATGGTTCAAAATATATACCAAATGAAGCTAATATAGAACTAGTCATATAGCAAAAGGCAATTACTAAAGGAGTGTATTTAATAGCAAGTATTAGAAGTTTATAGAGAGATTTACTTTTTAATTTTTCCTCCACAGCCATACTTATGTCCTGGCTTAACTCCAGCCTTTGGCGACATAGGTTTTGGTCTTACAGGTTTCCTTTTAGTAGTTTTTGTTGCCATACTATATAAAATTTAAATGATTAAATATCCTTATATTCAGTAGTAGCATCAAAGGAAGGGCAAGCTTTTGCTGCAAAATCCCTATGACCATGTATTGTAGCCTTAGGGTATCTTTCCTTCATAGTTCTTAATAATGTTAATAGAGTTTTCTTCTGTGCCTCAGTTCTAGTATCCTTTGCAGTTTTACCATCTTTAGCACAACCTCCTATATAACATATTCCAATTGAATTAGAATTATGTCCAGTACAGTGAGCTCCTATTTCAGAGTCTTGTCTGCCTCTATGATAAGTGCCATCTCTGTAGATAACATAGTGATAACCTATGCATTTAAATCCTCTTTGTTTATGCCACTTATCAATATCAGCAACTGTGTAGTCCTTTCCCTCAGGAGTAGCACTACAATGTACTATAATTTCAGTTATGTTTCTCATCCTTTTTATTAGATATAAATTCCTCAAGAGGAACAACTACTGAGGTTTTAATAGAGCCATCAGCTTGTCTTTCTTGAAGTATTGTATATCCTTCAGATTTAGAAATTAATATTTCATTTAGATTCAGTAGATTTGAGTTTCCCTCTACCAGAATCTTTTGTTTCATCGAGCCTATCTTTTGCTTTCCCATTTTTAGTTTGATTTTCCCTTATTCTTCTTTCACAGGTAAGGTCAAGACAAATATTCATAGTTAGATTAAGTACTTGCTTTCTCAAGTCTTGAAGCTCTAATTCAAGTGCTTTGTTTCTCTCAGTAAGCTCATCTAATCTACTTCTATTATCAGATGACAACTTCTCATAAAATTCAAGTGCATTTTCCATATTCTCTATTAAATTGTGGTTAACTTCACTGTCATATTTCTTCTTTGCGAATATCCAGCTAGTCCAACCACTAATAACAGTAGTAATGGCACCTATGATTCCTGTTAAAAAAATTTCATTCATAATGTAAATAGTTATACACAACCTCAAAATATAGATTTAATCTTATCAATATTTTTCTTGAGAAATTTATAGATAATGTAAGCAATCAATAAAATAAACAATACCCCCGAATACATCAAGAATGATTGATAAGATTTTATTTTATTTTCATACTTTATAGTTTCTACATATATAGGTGTTTGAATAGAATCTATCTTAATTACTGTATCAACTTTAACTCTATCCACATACTTATATATTGTATGATATTTATTTAAAAATACAGTATCACCATTTATGTATCTATCAATACTATCCCTTATAAATACACTATCAATCTTTGATTCTACTTTATTTACATATTCAATTTTAGTAGTCTCAACAGGCACTTCTATATATTTAGTAGTAGTACAAGCAGTGCATATAGAGAGTAATATTATTATCAGCAAATTCCTCATAACTTTCCCTTTGAGAGTGCAAAAGTATGCAAAAATTTTCATTTATGCAATAGAATAAATAATTTACTAAAAATAAAAATAGGGGCTTATTATTGCCCCTATTTATTATTGAAATTTCAGTTTTTCAGGATAGCCCTTAGTTACATCATAGTTAAGAATGTCTTCTCTTTTAGTAAGTCCTTCAATCTCTGCTAAATGACTTTGTGTTATATTATAACAATCTATTGCATATAACTCAAGTTTCTTTAAAAATTCTAATGCAGTATCTATTTCCACATTATAAGAAGTGCCATCAAGCCATAAATCACTATTGGTAAGACCCTGTTCCTTTTGAATATTGAGACTATTTATAAGACCAACTCTGGTTGCTTTGTCCAACCACACTACTTTATCCCCAATATAAAAGCCATTAACTTCATTACTTGTGTCATAATCTTTTTGAACTGAAGTTAATAAACTGTTAAGTTCATAAGTAGTTGGCTCATGGTTAATTAAAAAGTTAACAAATTTAATGTTATAATTTCCCCTATCATCCCTATATTCTGTTGGAGAAATATTAACAATATAAGTTTCTTTATCTTCATTAACACACTTAATAGACTCAAACCCTTCTGTGTTTCCTTTTGTCCATTTCATAGTAAACTGATTTTAAAAATTAGCAGCTTCATCTGTATCTGTTATATCTGTAACTTTTCCAACATAAGTGAGTCTAGTGCCAATTACTATACTTAAGGTGCTCTTTTGATAAATATCAAGCCCACACAAAGATGGACAGTTATTGCCATAACTTCCTCTTGTTATAACATTACTTCCGGATTCTTCACCATTAAAAGCAAAGTAAGAGCCAGTAAGATATGTTCCACTATTTTTAGACGTTATCTTCGGAGTTAGGTCTGGGTAGTTACTATAATCTTTTGTTGGATTTGTTCCAAGTTTTTTATAATTTGTGTCATTAAATACAAAGCTTTCTATCATATAAGAAGTGTTTTTAGTTCCTTCAGATAGTTTTACCTCTAAAGCTCTTTCAGTAGAATTGCCATCATTATACAGTTGAATTAAAGGATATAGCATATCTGCTTTATATAAAAATTCTTCTAAAACCCCAGCCCAGTCCTCTAAGCCAAAAAAATTACATTTAAAATCATCAATTGGTTTAAACTCCTTATTACAAGAGTCTGTCATTCCTAAACTATCTGTACTTCCTGTCGCAGCAGGATTACCATATCCAATCACATTTGGAAAATCTAGATTTATACTGCCATAAAAAAATAAATATAGTAAGGAAATAGCAACATGAGTTTCATAGTCAACAAACTGAAATCCTTCATTTTCATCGTAATCATTATTATTTCTACTTAATGCAGCCTTCCAGAACGATTCCCAGTTATACTTTGTAGTAGAAGGCTGTCCCAAGGATACACTATGTAAAAAGTCCCCACCAAGATATTCTTTCTGAGAATAGTCAGTTAGCCATGTATTATTATCGCTGCTTCTTAAAACTGTGCCTTTATAAACTCCTATAAGCTTATTTGTGTTCCACTCATAAAAACTGCCTTCATCATCATTTGTTATTGATATAGTTATATCAACATAATTACTATCCTCTGTATTTGTTGAGCATTTAAAATAGAAAGTGGGAAGTTTAAGCATTACATCTTTAATAATTCCATCAGACCCAGGAGTACCATTAATATCATTAGTGGCGTCAGTTCCATCAGCATATTTAGTTCTGTCAGTCCTACTTAATCTTTTAATTTTAAGACCAGTTTGAGCATCAATATATTTACAAACATATGCATTAGTATTTTGTAAAATATATATCAGTGGCTGAAGGCGGCTTCTATCAGAATAACTGGGATTATAATAAGTATCTCCAGTAACCATTGATGTAGTGCTATAATCATCTTTTTCTCCATCAAATCCCCCATTATAAATAGTTATAGTGGAGAAATAGCTTTTTGTAAAATATGCAATAGCAGTATTTGAAGCTACTTTATTTTTATCATCATCTAGTGCATATGCCTCTACATATACTTTACGATTGTTGCCTGGACTTAGCTCTCTAAAGTATCTACCAACTTTTGGAGAGGTAATAGATGTTTCTGTTTTAACTGTGCCTTCGTAAAGTATGACTTCTTCTTTATTAATTGTCATGTATATTTTAACATTACATGAAGGCATAGTTACATTATTCCGTACATAAGATACTTTATAATTAAAGGTATAGTCATCCTTAATTTCATATATTGTATCTTTATAACCAGGCTCTACTGCAACATAAACTTTATAATTTAACTTTTCATTAATAGTTGCAATATCATCATCAATAGTACCTAACTTTTCACCAAAAGCATTTAATGTATTGTTAAAAGACTCTACTTTTTTATCAGTGGCTGTTGTAGTATTATTGAGGCTATCTATATTACCATTGATGGTATCTATAGAGCCGCCTATTGATTCTATATTTTTATCAATAGCCTCTATATTTTTATCAATGGTATCTATATTATTATCTATAGTATTTATATTATCCTTAAGGAATTGCTCAACCTCATAATGACTATGGCCTTCCCAAGGCTCTGTTATAGAAGTAATCTCTCCTTTATCTGAATTTACACTTGCCATAATTATTTAATATTTCCACATTTCACTTTGTTTCCAGGATTGTGCTCCCTTCCATAATTTCATAGCTGCTTCCCATACAATTTTAGTCCCCACATAAATAGCAGATAAAGCCTTCTTGCCTATATAAACAGCTACTATTTTTTTATTACCTACATATATAGCCATAGTTATACATCTTCATCATATATAAAATATATGCCTTTATCCTCAAGTGTATTGGCCATTTTATCATATTCTTCTTGAGTCAAAAGAGCTTCAATAGAGAACCCATTAAGCTTGTCCTCTATTGATTCTACTTTTTCTTCAACTGGCTTTACATAGCTAATAATAGTTTCTGTAATATCCTTTTTTACATCATCATCTTCTATATTAAGTAATACATGCAAGGGAACTTTTACATTCTTACCATCCTTAACTAATACAACATATTCAGCGCCATCAATATCTTTGGCATTAGGTAAATCAATGTCCTTAATTGAATTATGTTGAAGCCATTCATGTATCTTTCTATAATCCTCTGTTGTGAAAAACATTACTTACTTGTTTTAGTGGATTTATTTATCTGTTTTCTTTTAAGCTCTGCATCAGTTTGAGCCTTTTGTTTATCAAAATTTAATCTATCTCTATCTAACTGCAATCTCTTATCAAACTGTCTAATAGATTCAGCCAATTTAGCTTTAGACTCTTCTGTAAACTCAGGTTCTTGCTGTTCTTGATTATTACCATTAGCAGAAATAGTAGCAACTACAATCTTAGTTTCATTATCTCTTTGATTCATTTGGTCTTTAAGTTGCATTTCAGCTTCTTTAGTTTGAGCTTCCATTTCAGCTTGCTGCTGTGCTTGTTGCAATTGTTGCTGCTGAGCTTCTTGCTGTCTCTGCTGTAATTCCATCTCATTCTTTTCAACCATTCTCTGTTTCTCAGCAAGAGAAGAACTATTATAAAGTTTCATAATAGTAGAGAAGTTAAGAGTTTGATTTTGCAATGCAGCCTGAGCTAATGTTTCAATCTTTTGCTTTAACTCTTGAGCACCATTACTATTGTCTACTACAAGACCATAATCACATTCTGCAAATTCATCTCCATCAATATTCATAATGCTCATAGAATTATCAGAGAGAATATATTGAAACTTTTTACTTTTTCCCTTTAATGCAATCTTAGCAGTTTCAAGGAAGCACTCTAACACCCTCTTCTTCACATCATCGTGAGTTAAAAATAACCATTCTGTAATATGAGAGGATTGTAATGTAGCTCTTTCTACACCACCTACAGTTTCTCTATTGCTAATCTGACCTTCTCTTTGTTTTGAAATGCCTGCAACAGTTGCCATCTCTTCAGTAATGAACTCAAGAAGAGCAATACTTTGTTGTATTGAAGAACTTAGTTCTGCATCAATAACTCCTGAACTTGCATTATTCAATGCCCCTGCTAATTTACCAGTAGCAGCTCCAACATTTCCTTCTTTGAAACTATCTACTACTGCTATATTATTTGTTTTAGCATAGTACATCCATTTATCAATATCCCATTTAGCAGGAACTTTGGCTAAGTCAAGAGTGATAATTTTACCCCAATTCTTTGCCAACATTTTATTAAGTCTGTCATGAACAGCATCATATAAATAATTATATGGCTTCATCATGTCTACCAAGGAGAATGGCTTATCTTGATTAAGGTTGTAAATAGAACCAATAATACCAAAGTGGCATCTTGAAGGATTGGACAATCTATTATATTGAATAGGTCTTGGCCTCATATTAACATAGATTTTCTCCCCAATCTTAGTTCCTTCCCAAGCCTCATTAATCCATAATACCTCTTCTTCCTCTCCCATTTCCTCATTAGGAACATAGTTCTCAGGGAAAAAGTTAAATGTTTCTTCGCCTGTTTGCGGGTCATAAGACTTAATCTTTTTAATCTTTCTTTTTGATTTCCAAAAGACTCTGAGCACTCTTATATTACCTGCAATATCATAAGGCATTAATGAACTATCAATAGTCTCAGGGAAAAGTCTATTAGGGTTCATTATTTCATCATCCCCTATAATACCACCAGAAGGCATAAACTCTAATCTTGGGTCAGGCTCTACATCACTAGGCTCACCATAAGGATTATTAGGAATATTCTCTATATACTTTATATCCTCATTTGTAAGACTATCATAGAATGTATCTATTATTCTACCCGGGCTCCAATAATCTTCGTAGATAATTACGTCAGCATCTTCTATCTTATTAGAATACCCAGACCTAAACACTCTAAGTTTACATGGGTCAAGCCTTTCAATTGTAGGCTCCCCTCCTACTATATCACACATATAGGCTTCTTCTGCAACAGCCATAGCTCCCATGAATCCTTCATTAAATAAAAGCTGGAAGTTTAACTCTTTTGCATAATGATTAAGTAAAGCATTAGCTCTTACTTCTCTCATATCTTGCCACTCATAAGTGATATATTCATTTAATTTATCTAACTCAGAATTAAACTCTTCTTCAGATTGAGATGTATCAGAAATTAACTGCTGTAATCTCTGTAATAGTTCATTCTTTTTATTATTTTCAATTTCTGATACAGCATTAGGATTAGTAATAACAACTCTATATTCAAATACCCTTGCAGACTCTTCACCTCTTAGTACATTTAACTTAGAGTTCATAATAGGATAGTGCTGAATCTTTTCAGGAATATAGCTGGCTGAAATACTATTAGGATTTACAACCAGCATTAAGTCCTTCATGTACAACTTTCCATTTAGAAGGTCATAATTTATCTTCTTATGGAGTACACTCTTCCTTACTGGGGAATAATTAAAGAAGGCCCTTTTTGATGCCCAATCTAATACTTGTTTTCTCCACTTCTTTGTTTTCCTACTGAATGAAAGCTGCTGAGCAGGGAATTGTATAAAGCCATTTAAATTTGATTCTTCATTCATAGCTAAACAGTTTTCTCTAATTGTACAAAAGTAGTAAAAATATTCTACTC